TTCTTAATAAAGTCGATGAAATCCCATTCTGAAATAAATTCATGTCTTCTTTTGTTACTCTTTTCAAGCTCCGCATTTACATCTGCTTCATTCTCAAGACCAATCTCTTTTAACTCTTCATTAGTAAGGCTTGTTCCTTCCTTAACCTTTTCAGCAGCCTTTTCAAGCTTATATCTACGACCTGGCTTTTCAAGATCAAAGATGAACTTCTTGAACTCTGCAACTTCTGCTAATTTTGATGATGTAAGTCTCTCCTTAAATGGAATCTTTAATGATTCACCTTTAACCTTATTGCCATTTTCATCTACACCACTCTTAGAAAATGTGTACACATCACCATGACCATCCGCAAAAGCACCTGATGTAACAGTCATCATGTGTCTGTTATCTCCACAAGCTACATTAAACATTAACTGCTTGCGTACCCAACCAGAATCAAACTGCTTTTCCTGATAAGGATGGAACTTTTCACTCTCCTTACCGATACTTAACTTTCCTGTCATTTCAAAATTCATTAAATGAATCCTCCTTATATGTAAATAATTTTTGATAACTTATATATAAACGCCCACTTAGGACGGAACATGGAAGTAAATCTATATGAAAATTTATCCATAAACAGTGATTTTTGGTGTACTTAACCAAGGGTATGCTGTTTCACCACCCATATTTTTATTCGCTGTTCAGTTATTTATTTTGGAAATTTTGACTTGATTAAGTCGGATCAACTATTCGATATGCCAATCTTTTATCTGTAAAGATTTCTTCTCCATTATCTTTTAATTTCGTTATGTTACAAGACAAATGCATTTCATCATATTCCAGATTTGAAATTTTACAATTAGATTGGATACTGTTTCCTTTCATAACTTTTGACTTGAAGAAAACTGCCTTACCATTATAATTCTTATGTGCATCACAATAAGTATCCCAACTGTCTGCCTCAACTACTCTTGACTGATGATCTCTGATGATATTATTTTTATCAATGATTAGATTTGTTTCAATTACTTCTATGCATATCACCTCTATTCATATATTCTCTATTTTACATTTGGAAATTTTAAACTGAATTGTTCAAGACTAAGAACTTACTTTGTTGTTCATAATATTTAGTATTGTATTTAACATATTCTCTGTGGTTGCGAAGTCTCCACCTAAACAAGAAGCAGTTGTCTTTATTTCATAAGTCCAATCAGCTTTATTGCTTGTTGACTCTACTGGATAATTCATATATAATACTGTTCCCTTTGGAACAATAATATCATGGTACTTATCTTTGTAATCTTCTTTCAAAACCTTTAACCACTTTTGACAACCTTTATTATATGATTTGTACTTTGCATCACTTGTATATACACGAAAATAAGGTTCAGACGGATATTCAATGCTCTTGAATTTGTTAATTACAAGTAATACTCCATCAGATATTCTATAAAGGTCTTGATAATCTGTTTCTGCTAATATCTCTATTTATATCACCTCACTTATTTATTCTCTATTAGTAAATTATTTATCACACATAACACTGCCATCAGAGTTTAGTCTTGGTGTCATACCACCCATACCTGCATATCCTGCTGCATATGAATAAATCCAATAATGAACACCTGTATCTGGATCAATAAATTCATAAATGTCACTATTATAAATTTTAGGTGTTGTACCACTATTATTTGTTTGTGTACCTTCTGGAATGGTACATCCGACTAACGAAAACATTAAAACTAATGCTGTTGCGAGTACCATAAGTTTCTTTTTCATATCTTTTCTCACCTCTCGTCTTTTAAAATTAAATAGTATAAGAAACTTAGAAAAGTAAAACTAAGTCCCAATATTTTATTCTCTGTTTGATATGCGCACATTGTTATTCCAACAGAAAAGCTAATGCTTGTTTTATGTATTGCTTCATATTATTACACCTCCAAGTTCAAATGAAACAGTGAATTCCACTGAATTACTTCACTTACTTATTCTCCCGTTTTTAAATTTATTTAAGATAAACTTTCTTCAACTAATATATTTAATTTTTTCCAACAAGAAATACATATATGGAATGGCTGACTTTGTAATCTGAACGATTTTAGATATATGATCTTTTCATTACTTAATTCTTTATCACAAATTTTACATCTACATTTTTTAGTATTTCTTACTTCAAATTCGTTAAATTCATGTATAAAGCTTTTATCCATTTCATCATCTCCAACTATTTATTCTCTGTTTCAGGTTCTTCTAAAACTGCAATGCTCAAAGTTCCTGTATCACAATTTCTACCCATTCTTGTCTTAAATCCAAGTTCATTCAATTCTTTGTCTAATTCGTATAGATCATTTTCATCTGTACTGTAAATCTTACTACCTTTACAAATCTCGACAGCTCTTACATAATTTTTATCTTGCCAAGCCGAACTAATATATAACCATTGGTCTGTATCTACTTTAGATATTTTATTTCGTGGAACTACTGTGAATGGTTTAAGAATTTCTTCGATTTCATCTTTATGTTCTATGTAATTATCTACTGGATCTCGTATCAAATTAAGACACGCTCTACAACCTCTTTTATATTCCATAATATTATTCTCCATTACTTTTATATAAAACATTAAAAGTTTTAATAACTTGTTCTCTAACTTCGTCCATGCTTTTTGCTTTCACTACAAGAACGATTGAATTATGATAAAAATCAGAAGCGTTTACTTCATCATAAAAATTTTCAATCATTTTTTGTGTTGGTTTTGGCTCAAAAGCCAGAGATAAAACTCTTCCTATTCTTGTTGTAAGTGGTTCATACTGTACTAAAAACATATTATCCATAACTGTTTATTCTCCAATTTGTGCCAAGAAATGTCAGTTTCATTCGGTCTTGATTTCCATACCATATATAGTGTTTGTTGTGCTTTACGCTCACTATATATGGTATGTTATTTACTCTTCACCAATAAATACCAATCTATCAATATATTCTCTACTTTTCAGAAGATTTCTTTAAGTCTGTTAATGCATAATCTAAATCCTTAACCGTCTGAATAGCTTCCTTCATACTATTCATACCAGCAACAGCACTTGAAAAAGCTTTAATACTTTCAAACTCCATCTCTGAAATAGTCTTTAAAACATCGACCAATTTCATATTGCCAATTCCAGATACCTTTGCTGCATTTTCGATTGTTTCTTCTTCATTGACAAGTAAATCAATAAACTGTCTTACCTTATTATTCTCCATCGTGTTTAACTCCTTCATATATTCTTTTTAATCTTTCTTTGCATTCCTTACTTGGATAACCAGAATTAGATAAAGCTAGTTTTATCCATTCTATCGTCTGTTTATCTACTTGTTCTTTGTCAAGTTCAACATCTTTTACTTCACCATCATAAGACTCGTCATACTTCTTCATTTCTTCAACTAAGTAATTTGATACATCTTCGATACTTGGATATTTTTCGATATGTCATGCACCTCCCTAATAAGTTATTCTCCATACTTTTCAAATAATTCTGCCATTGTCATATCATTGTATTTTGCAAGATCCACACAACAAGCACATACATTTTTAGGTTGCGATGCTCCAATTCCATAGCATAGATAATCAGTCAATTTAGCATACTGAAAATTTTCATATTCTCCTCTTGTATTCCAACCTACCATTTCTTCACCACTAATAATGAATTTTGTATCAGGAACACTAAGTACACTGCCATTACACTGTCTCCACCATGCCTCTTCACCTGCTAATTTAACAAATTCATCTTCTGACATATCACACATCTTATTAAATAGGTTTTTAGATATTTCCCATACCTCATATCTATTCCCAGCATATGTAATTTCAGCATCATTTGGTGGATTATCTACAATGTCAAAAAATCTTTTTAATTTATTTCCTAAAATCTCCATTATTTTACCTCTCAAGGAAACCGATATTTATTCTTTGATTCAAATTCTTCAAGTGCTTTATAAAATTCACTGCCTTTAATTTCTATAAAGCCTGTACTATCATCTGGTGTAATAGTTTCATATTTTGTTGTAGAAATTTTTAAATATAATTTATTCTCATGTTCAAATCTTGAAATTGAATATCCCCCTAAATGTAATTCTTTGAAATAATCTCCTTCTTGAATTGGATGATTATTAATAACAATTTCTTTTTCAACGCACAAATCCTGGAACTCTTTTGATGTTTTGCTATTGGCTCTAAATTTTCTCATTAATACATTAGAATCGCAGAATAACTTAGTTGGTTTTAGTAATTCCTTACCAAATTTCTGATTGTTTTCATCGCAATGGGCAATATATAATCTAATATTATGTTTCTCATGCTCTTTAAATGGACAATTTACAAATCCATCTCCACTAATATGATATTCTTTTCCAGCAATACCTTTATTCTCAAAAAAATTATTTACTAATATTCTTCTTTCTTCCTCATGTTTTCTATAATCATCAATCTCTTTGAGGAATTTCTCATTTGTTACAATATAAAATTTCTCCATTTTTTATCTCCACATTTCCACAAGAATCGAATCATTCTTATTAATTTATTCTCTCAATCCATCCAATACTCTCATCAAAACGTGTCTTGTAAGTTTTTTAACATCACCACTGTACAATCCACATTCAATGTCACAAGCCTTTAGAACTTCATCAAGAGTTTTATTCTTCTCTTCACTTAGTAACCTCTTACAGTTCTCATATTCAATATCATTTGTCTCATGAGCATTTCTAAGATTACTTTCTAAGCAGCGAATAATATCAATTAGTTCATCTTTTGTCATAGATTTTAATGTACTGTCGGAATATGTTTTTCTTCCATCACCTATTGACATGTTCCACCTGCCTTTACTATCTCAATCGCCTTTTCAAGAGGAATAAGATAATTATTGCTGTTGCCACTTCCATACAGTTTTACAGAAGAGTCCGTTTTCAACTGTCCTACAACACCATCAATATAATAAGCTGTTGATTGGTCTTTTATGTCTCTATAATCTAACACATAGTTACTACACTCTTGGCAGTGTGATATATCTCCTGAACAATCACCTTCATAGTTGCAATAAAAACTCAACTTATCTGCATCAATTAATCTCATTTTATTTCTCCTATTTGTAATCTTCTGGATGTTCTTTATAGTTATCTACCACGCTTTTCATATAACTAAAATAATCTCTTACAGAATCACTACTATCAGAAAATCCACTTGTCACTTCGTATCCATTATCGAACACTGCAAAGGTTAAGAAACCTGAGCTATCTAGTCCTACTTCTATGTCACAGCCTTTATATTTACCTTTCATGATGTTATTCTCCTAATCATCCTTATCTATAATGAACCAATATAAGAAACTTAAAAGTGTAAAAATGATTCCAAGTATCTTATTTTCTGCTTGATATGAATACATCGTTACACCACTCCAGAACCATACCAAAAGAAATGCGATTGCTTGTCTATAATACTTTTTCATTTCACACCTCCAATTTTCTCAGCTACTTTTGCCTCACATATTCCACAAATGCAGCCATTTTTCTCATCATACTTTTCAAGTTCACTAATGAGATTACTACAACACCAGCTTGATTCATTAAGATGAAACTCAATCATGTCGTCATCCCAATCCGAAGGAAAATCCATTGGTAGATTTATTATCCACTGTATGGTTTTGGTCTGTCTATCTGCCATATTATTCTCCAATTTCTATCTTCTGACCGATAAACTTCTGAAGCTGTTCATTTACATCATCAGGATAAGTTTTCACAACATAATCAGCGCAAACATGAATTTTTGTAATAATCTTATTCTCATCATACTCAATACTTCCAAGTGTTCCACCTGGAATTCTGATAGGCAAACAACTATTCTCATAATCACAAAGCACATAATGTTTCCAATGTCCATTAGGATCAAGTCTAGCAAGTTTATCCAGCTCTGTTGTGATTTCACAATAATATTCATTCATTTTTGAATATCTTGAATTCGCATATTTGTTAATCAGCTTCATAATGTTATTCTCCTAACTATGTTCATATATTTGTTGTTTATATCTTGATTTTATATACTCTGATTGGTTCTCCTTCACTTTTATTGCTTTCTTGTGGATAATACGTATTACCAACCCATTTAAATTTTAAATAGACCAACTCAAAATCGTTTTTATCAATACTACACTTTTCAAGTAATCCATGAAAATTTTTACTCAGCCTAAAACAAGTTTCTACATCATTGTCTTTGTACCAATTCATATTTATCAAAAATTGCGTTCTGTCATTACTAATACCACTATAAAAATTTCTCATTCGCACCTCCAATCTATCCAAAGGAAAGAAAAAATTCATTCCTTACATATTGTCTATTTCTAACCACCTAACAATTGGCTCAGATGTGCTACCTTTTTCCCACACGAACCATGCATGGCACATTGTAGTCGCCCACTTCTTTCCCGTTTTTGGATCTTTCTCTAATCCACTATTCCAAGTTGCCATTCTATTCCTGAACACATATATGTACTTAGGTGGATATTTTTCAAATAATTCTTTTCTTTTTGCGCCCTCAAGAAATTGAATTTTAAGAAACATTGCCATCTGACCATTATCTGTTAATAAATCCATTCCTTTTTCTACAAATTCTTTTGCAAGTGAATATGGTGGATTGGTTATGATGCCTTCGTATTTTTTATCTGTTTCATATGTAAGAAAATTAGCAACAATTGTGTTAGGATATCCTCTATCGACTAAATCAAGTCCTGTAATTTCTCTTTTATTCTTATAAAATTCATTTATTGCATTAGCAATATGACCACCACCTACACACGGTTCTAATATTGTCTGTGCAAAAAAATCATATTTTGAAAGCAGCATTTTTACTGCTTCAGGATTTGTCGCATAGTAGTCATTTTCTACTCTTTCATTTTCTGGATTACCACCAGCCAATTTAGCACCTGCTAATACTTTTTTCTCCATTTTGTGTTACCAGAAAGCTCATATGATTTACAGTAGCTACACTTTACATCCTTTCTGATATTTATTCTCTTATTAATTGGGATTCCCATAACCGAATAGCTTAGATATGATTAAAAATTCCCTATGAAAGATTGGTTTTAAGTGAAATCACTTCATCATTTCTTTCAGTTTTTTATTCTTATATTCTCCTATCCGTTGTGTTTTAATAAATACTCCCTCGAAACATTTTTAAAACTTTTTTGCCCTGAAATATCTCTGTATACAAATCCCTCTCTCTTAACCTTTGGATTTAATTCACTATATCCATCAGCTTCAAGTTTCATCTCTTCCATAGTCTTAGGTAACTCATAAGCCGTATCAATAATTGGCACACTTGTTAATCCATGGCTCTTACAGAAATCAGCCATTTCTACAGTTCCCAGTCTTGTACCATCAATAATCAGATTGAATACAAATAACTTATTCTCCGTAAATTTATATGGATTTCCCTGAACCGAGCCAACTCCTTCACCTTGTAACACAACTCTGTTATAGTCATTCTCTGTTGCAAACTGCGTAAGAATCTTTTCAATGTCATATTTATCAGCCAATTCCCAATAAATATTTGACTCGTGATAACAAGCCTGTTCTCTATCAGCCTGCCTTACATTTCTACTGCATACGATAAAATCAAATTTGTTCTTGCCCTTCTTCAATCTATCAACTGCAAATGTGCAGCTTGTACCATCGCATTTCTCAGTCTTAATCCACTTTTCTGTACTCTGAAGATAAAATGGTGCATTCTCAATTCTTGTCTCATCTGTTTTGACAATCCAATCTGGAAACTTCTTTGGATTATCTTTCTTGCGACCAAACAATAGAAACATAATCTTACGACCAATGCTGTATCTCATAATCCTTCTTACAATTGGGTTAGCGAATAACTTTGGTCTACGCTTTGCCATTGACTTATATTTAGCATTTGGATCAATCTTATTAGTCTTTCTTGCTGCATCCTCTTCTGAAGCATATGTAATCTTCAAAGCTTCTGTAACATCATCACCAATATTTCTATCCTGTAATTCTGGGAAAAGTGATAATGGTAAGGCTAATCCCTGGCTAATTACTTTGAACTTGCCAAGTTTCATAGTCTTAACTTTGAATTTCTTATTTGCCAAAAATGCGAATCTCTCATCTGTTTCAGGACACTTGCTGTCAATTTCGATATAAACAGCCATATCTCCTACATTAAACTCGCCTTTCTTAGCGATGCAAACCCATCCTAAAACTCCAATGAGTTCAATATTATCAGCTCCTTCAATCGGTCTGATCCACTCAATTTTTTCTACATGTGCTAATGCTCTCTCTTTGTTCTCCAAGTTCCTCTTACCTTAGTAAGTAGTGCGCACTTTATCCTATAGGAACTTTTCTATTTTTCCTTTCTTATTTAATCTTCTAATTTATTACCTTTAGCTTCATTACAAAGCTTACACATTGTTTGATAGTTACTAATATCATCAATACCACCTTTTGAACGTGGTAAAATATGATCTTTTGTCATTAAAATTTCATCACCATTATCATCAACTGCATACAGATTTAGATGATATGTTTTATCCTGCAAATGTCTTTCTTTTGCAAAATATTTGCCTTCAATTCCACAAAATACACACTTACAACCTTTTGTGAAAAATGTCTGGTATCTTTGGCTATTACCTTTTATTAAATCTCCATCGAAATCAACCTTTGCATTTCTCTTATCTTTTTCAAATAAAACATTTTTCACTTTATTTCTAACTTCATCAATAGAATATACTTCCTTGCGAATTAAGTCCTCATGCTTTGATTTTGATTTTTTTAGTTTTGGTTCACAAAACTGCTTATTCAATAAAGTATTGTAGACATCTTCGATGTTTAAAACATCAATCAAATCTTTTACCGTTCTGATGTTGTTAGGAATATAATCAGAAAGTAAATGTCTATTCCAAACAATCTTAAAAATTTCTGTATCCAAATTTGGTGATAATGGATTATTATTCTTGGGAAAACTCGTATTTAACAAATCTTCAATAGTTTCATATTTGTCTAATAACTCCTTATCATTAAAACGATAATGAAATTTAAGACCTTTAAAAAATTTCTTTTTGCTCATAGTGACATCTCCTTTAAAATTTTATTGTCACTTATATATTCTCTCTTTTATTTGGAAATCGTGAGCAGAAATGCTCTAAGATAAAATCATTTGAAATGCTTCTTTCTTATTTCTCATATAAAGCTTTCTGAAATTGTTTTCTAAATTTCTTACAAGCTGATTCATTTTGACTATCTGTTAATACTCCATGTATATAACAATACTGAATTGAATATAATAACTTTTGTAATCTCTCAGCGTCTTTACTGAGAGTACACCCTTGTTTATTCACATACTTTTCCAAATTATCAAATAACGGATCAAAATTACTCATATCTACAACTTTACCCATATTCTTATTCCCCCATCTGATCTACAATACTTTGTAACTTGTCAATATACATCTGTGCATATTTTTTATGTGATAACTGTTTAATATTAGCAGGTACAAAAGCTAACTTTGCTTCACCAAAAACATCATTATTTGAATAAACTTTCATAAACTGGCACATAGTTTCAGCATCAACCCGATCTAAATCTAGCTGAAAACAAATTACATCGCCCTTCTGTGGATGCAGTTTTCTAACCTTAATAAGTGTCTGTTTAAATAACTTCTTTTTCTGTCTCTTGTTCAATTTCTCACCTACTTTCACAACCGAATGAATCGTGGTTTTCCTACTTTATTCTTGCAGCACAGGGTTTGCATATATATACCTTTATTTTTTAAATCGTGTTTTAGATATAATATTTTTAATTTTACAGATATTACACTCTACCAAAACACATGATACTCTTTGTTTAAAATTATTTTTATAATATATTTTTCCTAAATCTTCAATTATATTAATCATTCCATATATAACTCCTCAAATACAATTTGTTTAGGTAATAATTTATAGCACCAATAAGCACTCATAAAAGTGATTTTATTTTGAATAACACCATTATTTAAAAATTTCATTCTCTTGTTAAAAGATAATATTTGTAATTCTTTATCTTTAAACAAATGATATGGAGCTGCATCATTCCACCAAGTATTGGGTGCAATAAGCGCAAATGGTTTGCCAAAACTTAATGCTCTTTCAAAGATTTTTCTTTTATTAGTAAATGGTGGATTAGACACAATACAATCCCAGTTCTCATCAGGTTCATATGTATAGAAGTCTTGTCCATTATCTATATGAGTAGCGATTACTTTGTGACCTGCTTCTCTAATTTGTTTAACAAATTCACTATTTTCCATGTCAAATGGACACCAAACCGTTGCTTCTTTTGGTATATATTTTACTATCGGTTTAACACCGTAATTTGGTGTCATACATTCGTCATTGTTTCCTTTGCTATATAATACTTCTTGACTATTAATCTTTGTCATTTTTCAAAAAGGTACAACGTTGTTTTATTCTTGCAAGAAACCTATACCTTTCTTAATATTTTTTGTAATTACATTTATATATTCTTTTAATTCTTGTTGTCTCCAACCTCTGAAGCCTTGATTTTAGGGAATTTCAGAGATTGAGATTTTAATAATTTGTGATTAATACCTCACAATCGGCACTCTTGTCCTTTTTCTGATAATTGCAGTTGCTATAATCATGCTTTAAATAATGAACTATGTATTTATCTTTCCATTTATCAAGTAATGGATTGTCATATTTGAGATTATTACTTAATGCAAACTTAACACCTTTATCATTCAACATATCAAGAGTCTCTAGTAATTTATTCTCCATTTCTTCTGTCCAGCCACCGTTTTCATTGTATGTAGCAACAGAATTGAAATATGGTGGATCTGCATAAACAAAATCGCCTTCCGTAAAATCGGAAAAATCAAATCTCTCAAATGGAATATTTAAGAAACTACAGTCTATTTCATTTAGCCGCTTATGAAAATCTATAAATTTTTGTCTAAGAGTGGGATTAAAACTTGACCTATCTTTACCAAAAGGCATATTGTATTCACCTTTGGAATTGAATCTGATTTGATTATTGAACGCATAACATAAAAGCGTATAGAATTTAATTGGGTCTTTAATACCTGTGTTATATTCTTCTCTAAACAGTAAATATCCTTCTTTGTTTTCTTTAGTTAATCCATACTTATTAATATATGAATCAATCTTATGTAATACTTCTTCAATATTTGAACCTTGTAAATATCTTAGAAAACCAACTACCTGTTCACATATATCATTGTAGATAATGTGATCAGCCTTTACATTAATACCAACATTAAAACCTCCACCAAATAAATCCACGAAAGTATTTATCTTATCTGGAAACATCGGTATAATGATTGGTAGTAACTTATACTTGCCACCTACATAATTAAGTGGACTCTTTATATTACTCAATTTTTGTTCACCAATAGTAGCTGCGCAGCTTTACTCACATGTGAACATTTTCCTTTCTTTAATTGTACTTATATTGTTATATTCTCTTGTTTTGTCCTGAATATTGTATAATTTTCGTGACAAGCCAAGAAACCAAAATTTCTTCTTGTTTTATTCTTTACCTACTTGTTATTTTAATATGGATTGACTTTAATGATTTCTTTTCCAACCTTTTCAGCATACTTAACACAATTTGCAGTACCACCTTTTGTGCCATCCCAAACCGCAATAACTTTATCTGCCAAATCAACCATATATTCATTTCTTTTCTGCATTAGCCAAGGCTTATATTCTTCATCAGATACCAACTTCACTGTATCTGCTTTTGAAAGAATATCGTTATATTGGTCAATACTTTCCTTAATCCATTTACAAGAATGATTCTTACGAGGAATTGCACAATGTAATTTAATGTCATAACCTTCGTCTTTGAGTTCTAATACTGCCAATGCAAATACTGTATCAACTCCAAGAGCCATTCCTGTAATCGCTTCTGTACAATTATTCTCTTTTAGAATTGATTTAAACTGTTTTTTTAAGTTCTGCCAACGTAGATCAGATAAGTTGTAACCATATAATTTACTTGGTCTGTGACCTGTTACACATATTTTCATATTTTGTCCTTTCACGGTTGGATTCACTTCTCAACCTCAATACTTTTTAAGCTGCCAAGAATGTTCATTGATTGTAGATACAACTTTTTTGTTACAATTTTAATGGCTTTTTCTAGCACTTCATCGTATGTTATGTATCTCAAATCAATTTTGGTTCTATCATTATCTCTATATATCTTAGGAAGAAAGTATAGATAAGCATAATCAACACCTACAAGCTGTGTAGTTAATTGAGCTACCAATTCTTCTCCAATATAGAAATCATATTCACCATATACCCATCTATTTTTTACTCTGTGCTTTCTTACTTCCATAATCCTTCCTTCCTAATGAAATATCGCATTCATTTTTATTTTAGTCTGTTCTTATATCGCTCAATACCATATCTTTCAAGCGAACTACTTGTCATAGTAGCCATTTCCACGTTTGTATTTAACAGAATTGACAACACAAGTGGAAGCTCATCGATCAGAATATTTTTATCTCTTTTCATTGCATCAATATCAGCAAATTCATATGCAGAATAAATCTTAACCTCTTTATCAGTAATTCTTTCTGCTAAATCACAAAGATACTGTTTCATACTCTCCGTTCCTACGATAATTGGATATCCCGTCTCTACTGCTTTCATAATAAGTCTTGTTGATTTACCGTATCCTCTTGGTACATTTAAAATTTCCATGTGTATATTCTCCTATCGTTTTTAGAAATTTGGATAGAATGAAGGCATAAGCTGAAGCTTGAATAAATTCTTCTCATGCATTGAATCAATCTTCGCTTTTACATCCTCATCATTAATCTCTCCTGTTCTGATATACCTATCAAGAGTGTCATAAGTGAATCCAAGGTTGTCCTCGTCAGTCTTTCCACAAAGACCGTCAGTAGGTGTCTTATCTACTAACTCAGATGGAAGTCCTAATTCACGACCAATCGCCTTAACTTCCGAAACTGTGAGCTGCGATAGTGGACTGAAATCACCTGCTGCGTCTCCATATCTGGTAGCATATCCTACCCAATCCTCTGAAAGATTACATGTATTTGCAACACGACCATTGATTGTCTGAGATACTGCATAAAGTGTAGCCATTCTGATACGAGCAGGAAGGTTTGTTGTTGTTTGTATAGATAAATTTTCGTCTAATGATGTTTTAATTTCATATTCAGCAACATTAACAATTGTTCCAATTGGAATGATCGTTCGAGGAATATCTAAAAAGTTGCATAGCATATGACTATATTCGATATCAGATTGTCTTCCCTGCGGCATAAGTACACCAAACACTCTATCTTTCCCAAGAGCTTCTACACACAGAGCAGCTACAACGCTTGAGTCCTTACCTCCTGAAATTCCAACTACTGCATTACAATCCTTACCATTCTTATCAAACCAATCTCTGATCCACTGTACTACTTCGTTCTTTACTGTCTTTACATCAAAATTACTCATGTTTTATCTCTCCTTTTTCAATCTTCTCAATCAATGTAAGTAATTCATTGTATACCTGAATTAAACCGCCTCTGTCATCAATATAAACATTTGCATATATTTTTCTACCTGCAAAAGCTACAGATGCGTCACAATTGATACCTCTATACTTGATATTGTTGTCCTTTAGATACTGCTCAATCATTCCGTATTTATCTTCACCATTCCCAGTAAAAATAATTATCTCTGAATAATTCTCCCATCTTTGTAAAAGATTAATGACATTCTCATATGTCCTACCCTTCTTATGGAAATCATAAATCGTATCATCGAAATCTACACAAAAGATAAGCCTGCCATATTTCTTAAATTCTTCCTCTAATCTATTGTAGGAATTATTGGCTTGAAGATAAAAATCCATATTACTTTCCTCCATACATTCTGTTCCTAATGTCCTCAAATGTATCCTCTCTTACTAATTCTCCATTCTTGAATACAGTTGTAAGCAAACTATCTTCATTCATATCGAGTAACTGATCCTGACACTTCAGTTCTCCATCTTCTTCATATACTTTGCAACACCCCTTATGAGATTTCTTTAAATGGCTTGTATCAGTCTTCGGATCTTTGAAGATCATAAGCCTCTTACCATCAATAACTCCATAAGTAGCCTTCATTGCAATTCCAAAAGTATCTCTTGTAACAACAATCATCTTTCCATTCTCGACAATAGCTGTAAAACAAAATGCACCTACACCATAAGCAATGTTATTAGCTGCAAATCCACGCCTTTCTAACTCTCTCCAAATAGTCTCTACATTAGAAAGAGTACATCCGTCACCATAGATAATACCAATATGAGGATCTAACACCTTATAACCCTTACCGTTGATAGAACCACCAAAGATATCCCATAATCTTTCTACTGTCTTAACTGAAATCTCTACAATATCACCACTGTCAGGACGAACAAGCAACTTGCCATTGTGATTCATAATCTCTTCCTTACACTGTGGAAGAATATTGTTTACCATATTCCAATAATCATAGGTATCTGAAACCATACTAAATGAAGTATTTGGATATAATTCTGTAAGTAATCTCTTAACGAATGTAATCTCATCACCATCAATTGAGTAATTTGCTCCCATTACGGAATGCTCTGTTGATACTGCACCAATTCCAATACCACTATTCTTACAATCAGCATTGTAATATTTATCAATATATGTAATGGCAGGAATAGTTGAAGTCTTATTGAAAGATAATAACCATGAAGCAGAACATCTTGTAGCTTCGTCCATACAAGACATACCTCTCATACCAAAATCGGCACAAGCCATATTGCCAGGTAAACCGTCTGTTGTTTTGTTATACCAATAATCTGCAATCTCACGATACATATGACCAATAGTTGCGTGACAGCAAGGCTTCCATAATTCAACCTGAAGGATACACTCAATCCACTGAACAAGCCATGCAAATTTGTCATCTGTATTGGTAATTTCAATACAAGGAACTCCCATTGGTACAAGTGTTCCCTCTGGTAAAGCTCTAATTTTAAGTGGCAGATAACCAAGTCTGTGAAGTTCTACAATCTTCTCTAAGTCGTAATTATCTCTGCCAATCTGCACATCCATTGAATCTGTATAAAGAGATAACATCTCATTCTCTGATAATTCAAAGAAATTCTTCTGGAAATATCCCATTAGATATTCCTTAATAAAAGCCTGTAATCCGAAGAAAACCATATGATTCTGATTTTCCAACATTGATTTACGAGGCACCCAATATGAGACTAACTTAGTTAATCCCTTTGGGTACATACGATCATGACACTGCTTATAAGTATCACTAAGTAATAAAGCCATTGTGTTATCCATAATTTTAAACCTCCATAACTGTAATCTTTTCATGACTACCATTAAACAAACTGTTTGTAGTAAATAATCTGTTCACTGTATTATTCTCCAAAGACTTGATCAACGTTCCTTTTTCTTTATCAAGAATTGAATTCTCTGTATGTGTTGCATACGCATAAATCTCAGTTACACCATGTTTCTTTAATTCTTCTGCGCTATAATAAAGTGAACCGCCATATGCGATAATATCATCAATCATTAACACAGCTTTGTCCTTCAAATCAATACCATTTGTTATAATGTCTAATCCAAGGATTTTGCCAGTCTTCCAATCTCTTTTCTTTTCACCATAACAATATGGTAACTCAGGGAATAAATCTGAATATCTCTTAGCTGCACCTGCGTCTGGGAAATAAAGTACAAGATTTCTCATGCCAATCTTTGAAATAGCTTTATCAACATACTCTTTTGGATTTTCTTTTACACAATTATTGAGTAATGCAGTAGAAACATCGCTATGAGCATCTAAAACATAAACTGATGAAAATCCTAACCAATTGATAAAATCGCAAAAATACTTCAATGTGAATACTTCATCATCATTTTTTACTCTATCCATTCGTGCATTAGGAATATATGGAAGATATAAATAATAATCCACATTAGTAAAAAATCTTTCAAGATGTTTCCTTACTAACATCAGATAAAACATCTCATCGTTACTCTCATAAATCCATTCAATCCAAATGCAAGGAGAGCCATCATAAGTGTCTTCCTCAATGTTGTTTGTATCAATATTTACTCTTGGTGTTCCATCTGGGAACTTGTTGATTGCTACAATTTCACCATTAATTTTAATCATATTCTACTCTCCAATCACGTTAATCTGACACATCTTCATTGTCTCTAATGCAGCCTTATGCGTCTCAGGTGTAACACCTGCACAGCAACTTGCATCCACTGTAATATCAATATTAGGATAATTTGCTCTAATCATAAGTGCATTTGACACTACACAAATGTCTGTACAAAGACCACAAACTTCTACTTCTGTAAAATCAAAATCATCCCAATGTGTCCATCCGAAAGTCGGCTTATCAATAACTACGTCATTCTCAATATCAAAATCTAACTTATCTGAAATCTGCCATCCGATTGTATTTTTTACACAATGGACAACTGGGAGATGCTTTCCTTCATATGTTTCTAAATAATTATTTGGGTGTGTATCTCTTGTAAAAATTACACTATCACCATTTTCTCTGTACTCCTTGATTTTCTTTGCCACATTAAGTACAATACTCTGTGCTTCATTTGTGCCAAGTGAGCCATCAATAAAGTCATTCTGCATATCAATTACAATTAGTGTTTTACTCATAATGTTTTTCCTTTCTATACTATATCTTGTTATTATTATTTTATCTAACCAGTATATGTAGTGTTAAACTTACCATGAAATGTCGGTTTCAATTCTCGTCATCTTGAAATGCTTTTATTCTATTTTCAAGATAATCTATCTCATCTTTCCAATGCTCAACTAACATATCTTCAATCTGTTGTTTTGCATCTTCTATGCTATCAGCAATAATTGTGTCATATTCTACATTTAATTCTTCTGAAACATAAATATAAACATTCTCATCCGTTTCATCTTGAACAAATCCAGCTACTACATTCTCATTTTCTTCTTCATAGAACTGACTGAAATGTAGTTTATAACATTCTTTGCCAAATTCGTTTTTCTCTCCTACTTCCCAATATTTATTCATAAACACCTCACAATTAATTATTCTCTTCATATTTCTGATCAAATAAGATCATTACAAAAGTAAAAGTGAATATACCTAAAACAATACCACCAACTAAGGCAATTGATTGTGGCAGGAATAAAGATAGTAAAAGACTAAATCCTAAAACTAATCCAATTGCCATAGCACATATAATTGCAACTACTAATAATACAGTACAAGTCATTTTAAACGCTTCCTTCAAGTTATCACCTCCCAATGAAAGACAGGGTTCTTGTCAAATTTTTATTATTCATATGCTGTCATTTCTATAAAATTCTCATTCAAATCAAATACAATAGCTGCTTGACAATAAGTACCACCAATAATTAATTCTTTTACATTAGGATTCCATGTTTTCTCTTCGTACTTGATTTTCCATTTATCTAACCAATTCTTCCATTGAATGTAATCTGATACACATTTTTGACTGCCAAGAATTTGCATCACATCAGACTTTCTTACAAAGCCCATTTCAGATGGTAGCTTGGACAATTCTTTTCGTAATACTGCTTTATCAATTAATTGTCCCATATGGTTATTCTCCTTCTCTACGAGTATATGGTTCACAAAACTCCAACATTTCTTCATTTATATGTCCTTCTTTAATAAGCTGTTCATACAAATCAATCCAACCTTGTGCAGATAGGTTATGATAATATCCAATACAGTTTCTCCAATGTTTACAATCAAATGTCGATGGATAAGTTTTAATTTCAATGTATGTTCTACACTTTTCATATAGATTCTTAGAATAACAATTTGACGCACTTTTAACATAACTATTACATTCAATAAAAGCTTCTGTTGGATCATACTTACTTCTCATGTCTGTTAATATTCTGTCATATAATTCTGTCTTAGCGATATATATGCAATGGATTAGAAAATAGATATCATCATCTTCATATGAAGAACTTGTATAGAATATTTGATTGTGATTGACTTGTTTGTGAGTATCTTGTGGTGTAAACGTTGCTAAAACCTTTTCGATTTCTTCTTTGTGTTCCAAATAATTATCAATAGGATCTCTGATTAAATTACACTCAGCTCTATATCCTCGTTTATAATCTGACATACTGTTATTCTCCTAATCAATTTCTTCAAATGCAACACTATTAAATTCCACATCTGGAAACTCTTTTATATATACAATTGTGTGCCAAGAATGAACTACAATATCTTCCAATGTATATTCTTTATCAACTTCCAATAAGTGATGATTTTCACCGCCACCACCCCATACGTCATCATCGTTTCTAACACATTTAATTTTTCTTCGTTTTGTATTATAAATATCCATTTAATTTCCACTCCTCTTCCAAACACCTATATATTCCTGTGACTCCTGTTTGAATCTTTTTAACATATCAATTAATGCATCTACTTCTGTCAAATCATTAAAAACAATCTCAACTGGATCTTTTTCTTTTAAATCCAATCTTTCTGCGTAAGGAAATGGTTTGATAAAACATTCAAATTTAATATCTCTGCCCTTATGTCTGAGTGTGATTTCATTAACATTTTCTTTGTCACCAATCTTCAATATTTTGCCTCCTTGTGAAATGCGAGTTTCATTTGAACTAAATCTCAAACAACTTCTCTACAGCTTTCTCACCTGTAACTCTATCTGACTTCTGTAACACTTTGCGTTCTTTCTGCCAGATACATTTAAAATCATCAGGCATATTATATTCACTTATCAACACTATATTATTTTCTGAAAGTTTACGAAGAAAATCGTAGAATTCGCTATAGTCGATTGACTGTTTAGAATACTGTTTTGTATTTTTATAAGGTGGATCGAAGTAAAAGAGGCAGTTCTTATAATCTGCAAAGTCTTTGTAATCACAACATCTAAATTCAATATCATTTAAATCAGGAATTTGTGTTCTAAAATTCTTCAGTCTTTCATTATAAATACTTCTACCACCCTTAGAATCTCTGCCATATCCACCATCAAAATATCTGCCACCATAAGATGCACAATATCCAATAAGTGCTATATACTCTTTTGAATACTTATGTGTTCCAAGTTTTCTATCTTCTCTCACATCGGCATAATGTTCAAATGTACATACATCTGGTGCAATAGATAAATCATTATCAGACTGAGCATATTTCAATAAAGCAATTAGTTCTTCATTAATGTCAGCCCCTATCTTCTTATCACATTTAATCTTATCAATTAAATTCGCTCCACCAACCATAGGTTCTATGTAAGTTTTAATATTATTGTCATCAATATACTTCTGAATAATTGGCACTAAAAATTTTGCCAATCTATTTTTACTTCCTTGATATACCATTCCATTACCAGAAAGTGACATGTCCTTAGTAGCTACCTAACTTTTTCCTTTCTGTTTTAATATTTTCTACTTCACATATAAACTTTCATACACAATACTATCATTTGATTTACCAATAGTACGCTTAAAGCTGCTATTACCACTAAGTAAATATTCGTGTCGTGTATATACATCTTCTGGAACATTCCATGTATTGTCTATATCCCCACTCTTACCATCGAATGATAAAGCATACTTGCAAGGTAAACTCCTCAAATAATTCCAAAACTTCTCATAATCAATTGTTCCATAATACATACCCTTTGTATTGGCATAAGGTGGATCAAGATACAAGAAGTCGTTATCTGTTGGGTTAATATCTTCATAAGAACAACTGATAAACTCTACATTATTTTTCTTCAGCATATGACTCCACTCAAAAATAATCTTTTCAAAAGTTTCAGGAATAATACCATTTCTTGTTACATGAAAAGAATTATTAAATTCACCATCACGATTATATCTTGGCATACCATTAGTAGTAGTTCTCATAATGAACATAAAATCTAATGGATTATGTTCTTTATTGTATCGTTCTCTTACACTTGCAAAATATTCTTTTTTACGTTGTTTGTCATCATCAACATTTAACTCATTCCAGAGTTTCTTATAATAAAAATAAACTTCTAATGGATTATTGATAATCTCTTTCCATAAATCAATTAACCCGCTATTCAAATCACTACATACATAATGATTAACTTTGATGTCGCTATCTAATAATCTCCTTAATACAGACGCTCCACCACAAAACGGTTCATAATATGTATCAATTTCTTTTGGAAAGAATGTCAGTATCTTTTCTGCCTGACTTCTTTTACTTCCACTCCATTTAATTACTGGTTCGTACATTTAATCTACTCAGAGCGAAATTTCTTTAAGGCTGCCACTCACTCCTTTCGTATTTTGTTCACATATATATTTTCTATTTATTCAACAAATCCAAGAATAATTTTTGCAATACACTTTGCATTATGAGAATCCATATCTTGAATAATCGCTTTTGCAAGATTGATATTATGATATTCTATAATTTCAATCTCTTCGTCTGTTGGATTATTACGATCTTCAATCGCTGAGTTAAACTTCTGACAAGTTGATATAATATTTTCAAGCATATTTTTCACCTCGCTAACTTCAAATGAAAGATTTCTTTCAATGTATTATTTGAATTCTATCTTATTTCTTTTTAATACCTTAACTGCCTTGTCATAATCAGTTTCAGCTACTTTGATGTTTTTCATCTTGGTAGGCTTTGGTTTTATCCAATAGCGACATTCTGTAATATCTTCGTCATACCACATCAAACCACCTTCACAATATTTATGATACTGGCAGTCATTGTTACCACATCTACTCATTTATATATTCTCTCACTCTCTTATTTCCAACCTCAAAAATTTCCTTATCTTTCTCAAAACATATGTAATTCCTATTTGTATTCATAGCTGCAATCGCAGTTGTACAACTTCCTGCACACGAATCAAGAACCAAATCACCTGGATTTGTGTATGTCTTGATAAAATACTCACACGCTTCAACAGGCTTTTGGCACTGATGTAAGCTACTTTTCTGAGTATCCCATTTAAACTGCAAAACATCTCTTGGATATCTTTGTGTACTACCACCACCTGAAATACCAATCTTTGTAGCACCATAACAGTTACCATCTGTTGTATGTTTTGTATAAGAATGAACAGGCGTATGTCCTTCTGTCATTTGTGGATTGTAAGTAGGGAGTTTCTTATAGAAAATCAAGACATTTTCGTGTGCCTTCATAGGCATTTTCTTAGCGTTTAGATGACCAGTTGCTTTGGTCTTTTCGATAATCCATTCATAGCGATATAGCTTTTCATTACTACAAGCGAGCCTCTTATCAAATGGTGACTGCGCCCATAATGCAATACAACCATTATCTTTGATAATTCGATTGTAGTGAGTCCATAAACCATCTTTTTTGTTCTCATAAAACCAATCTCTTGTATATTCAAGACTGCTATCTATTACTTGAGCTAACTCGAACAAATCTGTTTCATAAAAATATTGACCTGATAATTCCACATAATCATTTAACGGCATTTCACATTCCCAAGAATTATTAGTCGTATTATAAGGCAGATCCGTGAAGATGAAATCGACTGACTTATCATCAATCTTTTTCATACCTTCAAGACAGTCTTCGTTGTATATTTTGTTAATCTCTAACATTTCTTACTCAGAGCAAATCCAGATTTAATGCTGCAGCAAATCTCTCGCTCCTTTCATTGTATTAATTCTCTTAATAAATCTCTGTCCATTCACTAATTTCTACTTTATTATCAGGATAACCAGACAAACTTCATTCATTATCGTTATATACTACTTTCCACATAGCATTTTCTCCATGTGGATTACCTTTAATTTTTCCATAATATAATCCCGAACATGGAGGTACTTCTTCGTCAACATTCTTCCAAATTGGCTTTTCATATACCTTATTAATGTCATCTACCGCTTTTGCCAAATTCGTCATTGTATTTGTAAAATATTTTTCCTCTGTTTTAAGCATAGAATCAAAATAACTCTTCATAATGTCTAAAAGATTTTTTGTAAATTTTTCAGATGTGTCATTCATTCCAAGTATGTAAGTATGATTAATCTTAAAAGAAATTCCAAGTCCAATAAGTGTTCCAACACAAAGTCCTAATAATCCAATTAATACCATTAAACAAATATCCATATTTTACCTCTCTTTCTTATCATCCGAAGGAAACTTCGGTTTACTGTGTCTTTTGTAATATCATTTATTTACTATGGTAAGTCAACAATATTGTATCTAACAGTACCATCGTCATATTTCTTGGTTTCTAATATTCCATCAACATATTCTCCAATTTTGTCTGAATATTTGTTATATGTATTACTACCAGAAATATTATATTCTACACTGTTATATTCAACAGTAATTCTATAAACTGCTGAATGCGATTGTGGCATCATCGTTTTAGTCGCAGGATTATAATGCATTGTTGTATAAGCAGCCCTGTGATATTCGTCTGTTATTTTTACTTGAACCGTAGATGTTTCGGTGCTAATGCATTTTGCACAGCCGGTTAATATAAACATAAATGCTAATAGTAAAGCCAAACTATATAAAATTTTCTTCTTCATATGGTTTATTCGACCTCCTTTAACACAAGAATTGCTTTATAGTATCTACTATTACATGAGCTGGACTCTACTTTATATCCAGCATCTAAATAATCATCCATAGCATTCTCAAAATCATTGCTATTTTCCATTTCTAAAATTACACATTTCTTCATATGGCTTATTCTCCTTTACTATATCCAGTCTCTTCAAGGAATTTATCAAATTCCTCTTTTTTCATACAGTTTGGATAATACATATCTACCACCATATCAAACGGCTTTAAATAATTATCCAATACATCTTCAGCATTCTCTTTTGCTTCCTGCATTTTCATATTGATATAATCTTCTCTCGTCATATTCCATGCTGTAGGACAATCCGTGACACTCGAAAATCTACAATATAATCCATTCGGTTGTTTTGATATAAATCCTGCCATATTATTCTCCTAATTCTTTTAGTGCATTAACAAGTTCAGCGAGTCTTGGATTCTCAGGATGCTCCTTTGCCATCTTTTCATATAAAGCAATATTATTCATCTTTTCAATCTCAGACTTTAGCTCCTCCTCAATAGAGGCTTTTTGCTTTGCAATTTCTTTCTGACGATTTTCCTCGTCAGTTCTTGCATTGTATGCGTTCATATTAACTACACCAACAACCTGAGCTGTCACACCTTTTCCATACTCTTCGACTGTCTTAATTTCTTTTAAAATTCCAAGAACTCTATTGCCTTTCCCTCTTGCATTTACAACCAGATACAACGGATGATTGGTATCATACTTAAGAATTTCATTAATATCTTTATCATATAAAGCAAATCCATAATCTTTCTTATTGTAATCATCTACCAAATTTACAATCGCCACTTTACTAAATCCTGTCATTTTATTATCCTCACTTTCATCTCTAATAATATTCAATTCACTTCTACTGAACCAATATAATCCATTGGAACTTGCTGCATTATACATTCCGTCAATCTGAACAGCTATTGATCCGTTTGTAGTTTTAATAACTTGTCCATATAGCCCAACAATGTTTTCTTCTCTGTATTTTCTTTTATCAGTATATGTAACTTTTACTCGTTGATTTTGATATTCTTCATAATCGTAAATCTTGCTCATCGCATCACCTCCTGTTAATATATTCTCGTATCATTTACAATTTTTTGACAATTTTCAATTACCCTACAAATCAATCTCTTTCCATTATCACTAAAATAATCATTATTTTTCTGTTGATTATAGTAATCTTCAAGTTTATTGTTAGCAGATTTTAACCTTCGAGATATATTAGCATAGTCGCACTTATTATCACATTCCGATGAATATTCTTTATTGTATCTTAATTTACATTCCATACATGGACTGTACATTTTGCACCTCCTGTTAATTTATTCTCCTAATCCATATCTTCTTAACCATTCTTTTTTGCTTAATGTGGTTACACCACGTTTCTTTTGTTGCTTCCATACCTTGATAGCATATTCTTTTGTCATTCCTGGCACTGGATAATGTATTACGGATTTTGAGATTGTATATGGTTTTCCTATAGAAGCCATCTTCAACAAATCTAATAAGTTAGTCATAAATATAGCCTCCTAATCCTCAATATAATTTATTTCTTCCAAAATTGAACTTCCTATAACATATAGTTTCTTTGAAATTATCCTTGTTACTCTTTTAAGGAATTCTTTATGAAGTTCATTCTCTTGCTCATACACAACCATTTTTTGATTCCCATTTCTATGACAGCAAGCATATGTTCCTTCCTCATACTCAGCTCCATAATAATAAAAATACAGATTGTATTTATGATTATGTTTACTAAATAACCACGGATGAAGCGTTGCAATAGTTATATAGTTATTTCCGATTTTTATTCTAAAATCATAATGTGACTTATTTTGTACGATTTTCAAAAACTTCACCTCTTTTCATATTAAGAGTACATTCATTTCTATACTCTATGAGAGCATACTTGTTCCTTATCATTACATGTTAGGATCGAGGTTTATTCCAAGGCATTATATTCTCAAATGAGTTTCAGCCTATACGCTCATCGGTTGACTGACTTGTTAATTTCAGCCTTCACCTTTACTTTTTCACCATCTCAGGTTTTCAGTTCGTTTTACCTCATTTATATATTCTCTGCTAGAGCAGAAGAAATCTATGATTCTTGTTCTTCTACAACCTTATTATTTTATGTCATCTCTTTCATAAAAACATAAAAGCTCCGCAGCATGATTCCTTTGAATAGTAAGATTATCTACTTCCTCCTTTAGTTCTTTATTCTTTTTTTCAAGTTCGGCTATTCTATTTCTCAACACATCTTCTGTTAAAAACTTCTGAGTTCCAATTTGCTTATAATCAAACGGAACAGATTTAACAGAATAATTGCTGATATAATCTGTTGTCCCATCGGTATATGTAATAGTTGGCTCAAAAAATCCACGATTCTTACAATTGTCACAATGGCAGATAGATGAAATATACCCAATCTTGCCATCATTGTTTTCTACAAAATCACCTTCATGAAATTGAATGTCTGTTATATTATTCTCTTTAGGAATAACTGGCTCTCTAAATATAAGTTTTAAATATCCTTCACCTACATTTTCTTCACCGATAAACGTATAACCACGATCTTCGTATTTTTTAACTGTTTCTTTTGCTTTGCATATCTTTACGCCAACAGTCATCTATTCATTCTCCTTTTTCTTTGTTTTTGTATATATTTATTCTCTGAAAATCAAAAAGAAATTCCGCTTTACTTGGAATTTTTATTTTTATACATAAACAGCTTTTCTCTTCGAAAATCCTTAATGTTATTACATTCTCTATTGCTGTCAAATGTAATCTTAACTTGTTTCTCCCAAATGCAATCAAAGTCATCTGGCATTGAATATTCACTTATAATGACAACATTATCTTTAGACATTTCTCTACACCATTGATAAAATTGTTCATATGGAAATTCACCTGTTTTGTATTTGGTTGTATTTTTATACGGTGGATCACAATATATTACATACCCATGTAAATTAGAATAATCTAAAAATGAAGCTGTTCTAAAATGGATATCTTTAAGATTTGGAGCTTGCTTCATGCATGATTTGTAAGAATAAATATCTCCCCGATGTTTAGCATCATCACGCTTTGCATAACCACCAAACCACTTTGCTCCAAAACTAAGTTCATATCCTATATACCCTGTTATAAAATCAGAATATTTGTCAGGATTATTTTTTACATCAATATAAAATTCTTTCGATACTTCTTTTGGTGGTTCAATTCCTTGCTGCAAACCAATAAGTACAGAAATTACATATTTATCAATATCGCTTCCTATCTTATTGTCACATTCAATTTTATCAATAATATTTGCACCACCTACGAATGGTTCTAAATAACCATTGCATCCCTTGTCTATATAATTCTGTATAATCGGTACAATTTGTTTTGATAACCGATTTTTGCTTCCCATGTAAATCATTATGTATCAGGAGTAAACGCTGCGTTTTCGGTATACCAAACCTCTTACTCCTTTCTTTTATTCTCTTAACCCACTCAAAATCCATTCAATAGTAGGTTCATTCCATCCATTGCCCATCAAACTACATCTTTTTGAGTATGATAACCAACGATTGTTAAGCTGAATTTTTGTAAAATTATCAGGCAATCCCTGTAATCTTTCATATTCAACTTCTGTAAGTTTTCGTGGTCTACCACTATCTAATACTTTCTTTTCGTGATATCCACCATTGATACAAGTCAATGTGCAGCACTTAAAATCTGGATTATAAATTCTTCTATTCATTTCCATAGAATTAACTTTTAACTCTGCGCATACACGTTTGTTCATATCCAAGATTTCAAAATCTTTCTTATAGAAATATTTCTCATCTACACTATTCTCCATAATATCTTTCAAAACTAATGGAGATTCATCAGGTAATTTACCTAATGGTATGTTTGTCCAATAATATCTTTCACGATTTTGAGACGAAAATCTTCCTGAATCAATCAAAATAGGTTCTACACCAATACATTCTGTCATTGTCTTCAGATCTTCGTCACAACTTGGTATTACATTCTCAAACATGAAATATTTGGGCTGAATTGCCCTAAGACACTCAATTGCTTTAAAGAAAATTCCTGACTTACCATCAAGACCATTATTGACCTCTTTGCTTTCAATTCGTACTCTTGAAATTGACTGGCAACAAGTTCCTGCCAACAGTAAATCAAATCCTTTGAACTGTTCAAAATCCGCTTCATATAAATCGCCATGATGTACCACAAACGGAAAATGGTACTGAGAAACTGCTATGGCTTCTGGCAAAATTTCATATGTATGATATTCTCTTATAGGTATTCCGAGCTGCTGTAACGCATACAATCCTGTTTCAACGCCACCACATAAACTTAACACTCGTAGCCCCTTGAGAATTATTTTTTCATTATTCTCTGTCAAAATACACTATTTTACAGAGGTTATATAACCATAATTACCTAGGAGTTACTGCTTAATTCCTTTCTTCTTGATTATTTTGTTGTAAAATCCTATGGAATTTGCACGTCTGCAAAAACCATAAGAAAAAAATATTTCTTGTTACTTTTATTTGGAAATTTTGGCTGAATTGCCAAGATAGAAATTTCTATATATGATTATTCTCTACATACTTTCTAATAAAACTGTTTCCAGTTCGATAGAACCCCAATTATTATTTGGTTTAATATAAGCAATTGATAAAACAGAACACTCATAGCCAGGAGAATCAAATGCGTCCGTAACATCCAGCTTAAAAGAAATGTTCTTTTTAGTCAATTCCTGCTTCAGCTCGTCAACAACATCATAATAATTTTCTTCATCTTCTCTGTAACGATGATAATATTCATGTTCTTCATCAAAATACTTGTCCAAAATTTCTTCTATAATATCCATCCTTTTCACCTCACAATCCAAAGAAAGAGAATTTTAATCCTAAAATGCAGTACCACTCTCACCCTGATTAATTTCTTTACACTTCTGATCACACTCTTCCAATGTCTTAAACAAAGAAGTCTCTCCTCTATTTCTTACATTTACATATTCTCCAACAGAATTAACTTTATATTTAATTGTGGTTACATCATTCCAAATACTAGCCACAATTCTTCTAATTTTAACTTTATGAGGTACAACCACTGTCTGTTTACATACAATCTTCCCTGTTGTATTACACTGTTTACATGGAATTTCATATCCGTTGTAAAGAATCTTCTTTGTTCCTTTACATATTGGACAAATAATTTCTACATTTTCTCTTGCGTATGTATAACATTCTTCCCCAATTTCAAACTTATTGTCTATTGTTTTCATTTTAAAATACCTCCTAATATAATAAATAATGTGCCATACGAGGTTTGAACTCGTAACATCTTGATTAAAAGTCAAGTGCTCTACCTATTGAGATAATGGCACACAGCTAGGATGGTGGGATTCGAACCACGAATGTCAGAATCAAAATCTGATGTGTTGACCACTTCACCACATCCCATTAGTAAGGTGTGAGTTATATCACACCTTTTAATTAATATTAATAATTACTTATCTGTTACAACTGTATTGTTAGTTCCAGAAATAGTAACCCAACCAAATTTATTTCTTGCTTCGGCTTCCTTCATTCTTATAAGCTCATCTGTAATAGAAGAACTTAACTTATTATTCGCCTCTGCCTGTGCTTTAGCTTCGATTAACTGTGCATCAGCCTTTGCTTGTGCTTCTGCCTTAGTTACTTCTGCATCAGCCTTTGCCTTATTAATAGCTGTCTGATTATTAATTTCCTGAGTTTCGGCTGCCTGCTGTGCTGTAATCTTTGCATTAATAGCTTCCATCGTATTTTCATCTACAGTAATATTAATAAGAGATACATTTGTAATATTAATTCCATATGTAGAAAATCTTTTATTAAGATAATCTGTTAATGCTGCATTAACATTTGCTCTTTCAGAACCGAGAATATCAGATACTTTATACTGCGCCACGACTTCTTTTGTCCAAGAAATGATATTAGGCTTAATAAAACTATCTCTTACTTCCTTACCAGATTGTCCTCTAAACCTTGTAAATAAATCAGCGACCTTTTCAGTGTTGTACTGATATGTAAATGTTAAATCTAATGTCATAGCCTTACCTTCAGATGAACTAGCTGAAAAACTATCATCATCTTTAGAGTCTCCGTCCTTACCTGCTGTAAGATATGACTGTTCTAAGCTTACAGAATATAATGTAGTCTTTACTGTGGGTGACTTGAAATGCCATCCCTGTGTTAATACGTCACCTTTGATTCCACCCGACATACTGTACTGGATTGCAACATATCCCGCTGGAACACGAACTGTTGACTTAAATAAAATTATTGCTAAAAATAGTATCACTATGGCAGATACAACGCCACCTACAACTTTCTTCATTGTTGTTTTGTCTCCTTTTCTTCTTCGTTATTTATTTCATCTGTTACAACATCTTTTATTTTATTAATAGTAGAATTCCCTATTTTTTGAAAAAATCTTGACAGTAGAAACCATATAATCATTAATCCAACTGCAATTAATATAAAAAATACTTCCATTTAATTATTCTCCTTTTTACTTATCATTCCATTCCATTTCCAATAGCTCATCATATGTAGCAGCATTATCAGACAGACTCTTTTCTTTCTCTTCCAATAACTTAATACACATCTCAACAAGCTTCGGTTTAGAATAATTCTGTAATTGTTCTCTTAATTCTTCTTTGTTCATATCGACACCTCGTCTTAATATTATCTATATCACTTATAAGAACATCTCCACCCTTAATTACCCACATACACTGATAATCTTTCTCAGCACAGAGCTTGGTAAAATCAGCATATGATTGATACTTATCTGGCTTTGCCATAGCTCTATAACATTGTTTTCTATTCTGACAACTTTGGCTTGTACACATTGTTATATCCATTAAGCAGCTCCTCCATTTGCATTGACGAAATTATCAAAACTTCTCTTCATATATTTGAAATTGACTTCCTGCGAAGGACTGAGATTCTGCCACTTTCTTGACTGACAATTTTCAATCCATTTTCCTAATTCAACATCTCTATCGCATTTGTAAGCATAAGCAGTTAAAGCCATTAATGCTATAGAACACTGCTTGTATAATTCAGAATCAATGTTTACATATGAATCCATAAAATCCTGATATTCTTCAATATCTTCATTTGATACATCTTTTGAAACATTATTCTGAATAAATTCAAGCGTTGAATCTGATTCACACGACTTTGTATCAGACTCATTTATATTATTCTCTGTTTCTGAATTAGTTTCTTCTGTAATATGTAAATATTCCTTCATAAGCTGTTCGAGCATGTTAAGTTTTGCCTTAACAACTTTCTTATCTTTAGTTCCCTTACCATCATCATAAGTATCGAAACTCTTATTCTCATATTCTACAAATGTCTTGCTATGTAATGTTTTCTGAAACTCTTCAAGAAAATCAATAAATTTAATATCTTCAATTCCAAACTGTGTAAATGTATGAAAAGCAGCGAACCATATAAATGAATTTTTTGAATTAAACAATTTACCTACTGTGTCTTGATCAGTAATCTCATACAACCTATTGAGTTCATTCTCAAATACCTCAAATTCATCTTTCGTTGCATTTTCATTAAGATACAAACTCATTTGTTTTGATTTCTTCCAGTTATCAAGATGAAACATAGTCATAATAGATTCACACACAATTCTGTTAAATACTTCCTTTGTATCTTCTTTTGGATTATAATTTCCACAATCCATAAAGAAACGATTGCTGACGAGTTTTTTTATCTCAGGTGCTATCTTCCAAGCAACCAAAATATTTTTCTGATTTACATTCATACTTGTCTGTCTGTTATATCTTGCAATATGATAGGCTATTTCTTCATCTGTACAATCAAGATGTTTGACTATATCAACAGCATAACTATCGAATTTTTCCTTTAATTCATCTGGTAAATCTTTGTATTTTTTACCTCTAAGATCATATTTAATAACTCCAACTTTTCCATTCTCATCAACTCCTTGATAGTACATAATTGGCATTTCAAGACTCTTCTTAATTTCAAAAGCATTATTCTTAAATGATTCAAGAACAGTTAATCTCTGCAATCCATCAATAAGCCAAAGAATGAACTCTGTCGAGCTTACAATCTGCTCACATATTTTAATGGAATCAATATCCTCTCCTTTGATTATAGTGGCAGCAAGTCCTGACTTTGCCTCATCTGACCATTGATCAGGCTTTCTCTGCAAAGGATGATTCTTATTAATCTGACCTCTTTTAAACTGATTAAGTAATGTTCCTAACATCATCTGATCTTTTTTAACTTTGTCTCTTCCCACCATTGTCATAACTTGTTTCCTCCTAATTAAAATAATAATGATATGTATTCATATTTTCTTAACCCTGATAAACAATCATTGTATTCATTTGCAGTTATATGTAATATTTTCAATATCTCATCTTTTGTATATTGTTGAGATAATAACCTCGCTACCCTTTCCTGTTTTCGTGGTAATTGCTGTAAATATAACTCAACCTTGTCAGTATATTCTTCTGTGAATATTTCTCTTTCTACATTCTCTCTTGAAGGTAAATTCTCTTTAATACTTTTCACCTCATCTGTATTAACATCCAATGAGACATTCATAATAATTTGAGGATTACCCTTTTCATCAAGAATTAGTTTTCCATTTTCGTCCCTTAAGAGATTCTGACGCTTTAACCTATATTTGTTGTCTCTCATCCATGTGCTTGTCTTTCTTGCAATATTACCCGTCAGAAAAGTTTCAAAACGAGATTTATTTTGATCAAATGAGACTACTGCTTCCATAAGACAATCCATTGCCACCTCATATAAATCATCGTATTCACTAACTTCAACTTTTCCATGCCAAATCTTATGACATATTCTTTTTAATTTTTTGTTTTCGTTGTCTGAATAATCATTAATAATTTTCATCATTTCAGGATTATTGTTAATAACCCTCATCATCTCTTCATTAATCATTTCTTCTACCCGCCTTTTGAATTTCTTTATTCATATATTCCCCGAAAGACAATTCAGAATTCATAATTTTAATATGCTTAGTTTCTCTTTTACATTTTGGACACTTACAATATCTATTATGTCGATTTCTTTCTCCTGGTTGAAAACTCATAGTCTCTACCATAGGAATTAAACAGTTTCTACATATCACCATAATTAATCCTCCAATATATCATTAGCCATTTTCCAATATTCCGTTCTTCCTTTGTAATCATCGCTAGTGACTTTACTAAGTTCTAATTTTATCTTCTCGATGTTGTATCCTTTGACTATCGCATCTTGCATAACCTGAACGTACCTTATACATTGCTTTATTCGTTTATGCTTATCTCGTATATCATCAAGTAAATATCCTATCTTTGCTACCTTATGAGCTTGTGGTTTCTTACCATTATGTATTTTCTTATATTTTTCTAATGCATGATTAATATCACTCTCAGCACTATCACACTTTGACAACTCCGTATTTAATAAATTTTTATATGTTATAAGTTGATTGTCGTCCCAACCCACTAATCCCAAAATGGAATTAGCTTCTGATTCAATCTTGTCTAATAAGGCATAATCAAAATTATTTTTATCTCCTATATAGATATCTGCATTTCCTCTATAATAAAGAGATTTATCAGACTTCTGCCCCGTATCCACATCAATAAGATTATATTTCTTAATCCATGAATACTTCTTTCTGCTGTTCTGTACTAATGACCTCGCTTGTTTGTAAGTAAACTCCTTTGCCATAGAACTCGAAGTCGTTATCATATACTCACCTGACTTCATAGGATTCTCCATAACATAATTTTTTCCATCTGTTAGAATAAACAAAAAACATCACTCCTCTCTGATTTTTGACGCACTTTAATAAGCCTTGGGTATACCAAAGAAAAATTAAAATGCTATTAAATTGTTAAAATTTGGAAAAATTCTGCGAATGCATTGATTTTTATATAATTGATATGTATAATTTAAATGCGTACTAGTCTTTTTCCCCCAAGAAATAGATTTTGTATGTTGCTTGACTAGAAAGTTGGTAGCTGGCTAGTCAAGCATTTTTTATTTTCTTTTCCATTATATTACTCCGAACATGTGTTTGTGTCAATATAAATTCGAACAAAAATTCGAGAAATTATCTTAGCAAAATATCATGCATAATTCCCTTCTTAATAATATTTTTTATGTCCTGTTCGACATTAAATAGTTGCATATGAGGAATGTACTCATCCTCATTCACAATTATTGTTTTTGATTTTCTAACTAATAAGCACCCATCATCAGGTGTTGCAATTTTCTTTGAAGAAGTATTATTATCAAAATCCATTGTAAGTATTACTACATTCTTAGGATTTTTCCCTTCAGCTTTCAGCTTTTGTAATCTTTCAATTGCTTCGTCAATTGAGGTATAATCATATGTTTCTGTCTTCATGATATTCTCTCCTCTCCCTTATATCAAAGCCAAACTTATTTTCATCGCTTCCATAACCTTTAAACTATCTTCAGCAGATAATTCACCAATTTTAAATTGAATCCGATCTTTATCAATCGTTGTAATCTGCTCTAATGCCACAACAGAATCATATTTTAGTCCATTAAGCTCATCTTTATGTATTTCTACATGTGTTGGCAATTCTCTTTTAGACTTGGTTGTTATAATGGCAATTATAGTGGTAGGGCTAAACTTATTGCCAATATTGTTTTGCAATATCAGTACCGGTCTTTTACCACTCTGTTCTGAGCCTTTAGAATCGTATTTAGTTATATCAGCGAAATATATTTCACCACGTTTAATTTCCATTATGTTAGCCCTCCTTTCTCTGTTTGTCCCTTTTGATATTTTATATAATACATCATATTATAATATATGTCAACATATATTATTGATTAATATATTATTTTTTACTATAATACAAATAAATAATATATGAAGAGGTGCTATATGTACAAGCTTAATGTAAAAAATCTTTTAGATGCAAAAGGTAAAACACAATATTGGCTTTCTAAACAAACAGGGATATCCGCAAATAATGTAAGCAAAATCTATAATGGAGAAACAATCAATATTAGACTTGATACAATTAATAAATTGTGTGAAGCATTAGAATGTACACCATGCGAATTATTTATTAAGGACGATACAAAATAACTTTGTATCATCCTTTACATATTGTTTAACACATCTTTCATCCCCACTGCACCATTTGCATAATTATTAACTGTTGTATTTACATTACTATGTCCTAACTGCTGCTGTACAAATGCAAGATTTCCATTTCTGTTCATTATACTAGCATAATAATGACGCATCATATGTGGTGTTATACCATTTCCATAATTCTCAAATATCTGTTTGATATTTCTTTCTGTTGTACGAGTTCCATTTTTATTTACAAACACAGCTTCTGTATCAATAATGTTACTTAATGTGCTTCTGTATTCTAACCACTCTCTTATAGCTTTTAAAGCAGATCCGCTAAGATATACCATTCTATTTTGCATTTCTCTGTACACACCTTTACCAAGAATAGTAATATAAGGCATTTCTTCATCTAAATGCAAATTAGATAAATCCAAACCAGCAAGTTCAGATTCTCTTATTCCAGTTCCTCTTAATACTCGAAAAATAGCAATATTTCTATTTCTTACTGAAATATCCTTTTTCCACATTATTTTTTCTTCCATATCATTAAGTTGCTTTTCTGTTGGAAGTTTTTTAGTTAACTTGTTTCCAGATGGAATCCCTTTATAAGTTACATCTTTAAAGAATCCATCTTTAATTTCAGTTCCCTTCACTCTACTCATATAATCCCAAAAACTACTTATTATATGTTTTCTAGTTTCTAATGTCGTAGGTGACATTCCATTCTGTTCTTTAGTCTTTAAATATAACGTGATATCTTCTGCCATAATGTCAGTAAAATCTGATGGCTCAATATCTGAAATATTTGTTTTATCAATAAGTTTCTCTTCAATAAACCAATTGAGCAAATCTACAATAACTCCAAGATAATTTAAAGCACCTGCTTTACTTTCAATTTTAACAGTGAAATATTTTCTCATATATATAGGAAAATTTAACTCATCCAACTTCCTATTAAGCTTTTCAGCATTTTTGTTTGTACTTCTATTTTGTAACACATATTCATCAACCTCACTTTCATATTCGTCTATGTAATAATTCTCTCTTTTTATCTTTGCAGCCTCAAAAATTTCTTCATATGAATCACAAAATCTTACTTCGATACACTTCGTTACCTCTCCGCACTTCAAACAATACAAATCTTTAATATGTTTTCGTTCTCTTTGTCTCTGTCTCTGAATTCCACTGGCTAACATATTTTCATTCATACATTTCATACATATGAATCTGCTTGCATGTTTTGGATTTCCATTCTTATATCTACTCAAAAATTATTCACCTCATTTCCGCAATAAAAAAGAAGCAGGTATTTCTGCTTCTAATACTTGTTTCTATATTTGATTTGTTTTCAATAAGAAAGCAATTTTTCTTTGGGTTATTCTTCTAACATTTTCTCAACTTTATCAAGGTGTGACTGATCCATTGACTTTCCAGTTCTATTGAGCATTAAGAAATATTTTAATACTGCCCTTCTATCTGCTTCTCTTACTTCCCCTTGTACAATATGATGGTTTAAGAAAACATTCTTATCTTTAGCCGATAAGTCATTGTAATAAACTCCGTTATATGGAAATCTATTCTCGTAAAAATCAATAATTGTGCTTAATCTCTGCTTACCATCAAGTATTTCATATCCATTACCCGTCTCAGTCCATTTCTTATCATCCAAATGAATAAAAGCAAATTTACCTATATCAATATTGTTAAAAATACTGTCTATAAGCAACTGTTTATCTTCTAACTCCCATACATATCCTCTCTGATATTCAGGATTCATATCTACTCCAAATGCATAATATTTATGGATAAGAGACTCAATCATTGAATTGATAAAATTGATTTTTACATCCTGATTTTTACTAAACCTTGAATCCCCATTAGTAAGCGGTCTAACGCTAGTCCATTCAGCAACTCTATATACTTCTCTATCATAAGGATTCCCATAATTTTCTTCAGTAGAAATACAATGTAATCCGTATACCTTTCCATCATATAACACTTCTTTTACTGTACAGTCTTTTAATGCACCATATTTTACCTTATCTCCTACTTCAAATCTATAAGTTGGTTCATTCAGATGTAACACTTCATCTTTAATAAAACTTAATCCATTTTCTCTTTCTTTCTGTAACTGTTCTTCTATGGTTAATTCTTTATTTACTTTCTTTCTCGCCATTTAATCATCTCCTTCTATTTACCAAGAAATCGTCATTTACTACACTGGTTTATATTTTTGACGATTTACTTTCTGTCTTTCTTCAATAATAAGATTCAAAACAATTGTTAGTCTCCTCTTTTCACTTGAGGAATCAGTCTCTCCATATATCTTAGTCAGTTTACCCTCATATTCTTGTTGTAAGCTGCACAATTCTCTTTCATATTCTATCAACTCTTTTAGTGTCATATTTATCATTATATCACCTCGTTTCTTCTGCTCATTAATCAAATCCAATACTTCACATACAAAATTTTTGCCCACATTGAGGACAATATGTATTTGTAGAATATACATTACTACCACAAATACCGCACTGATGTACAATTGTTGATTTTCCAAATAAGCTAAATTCTCTTTTATTATTTGTTGGAAATCTCTTTTGTTTTCTTACACATTCTTCTATGGTATCAATATTAGCCATTAAATCTTCAATATCACCAACTGCAATAACTCCATTTTCATTACTATATGCGATTTTAAATTGTTGTATGGATATCAATGCCGCATTTATTTCTTCTTCATACATTTATATCACCTCAATTTCCTATTAACCAATCTCTTCCATCACAAGATTTGTGTTCTTGGACAATTTCATCAGTTAATTTTATATTTTTAAAAAGTCCACTATCAATTGCTGCACAACCATATGAACAATATTTATCTGTAAACCCAGTTCTTACAACAATAATTGAATTTTCAAGTAATGACTTACCACATTTAGAACACTCCATATATCTTTCCATCAATCACACCTCACTTCATTACTGACACATCAATAACATTTAATCCAGCATCTTCTAAATCCTGTTCAACACAATATCTCAATGTTTCTTCTGATGACTCATCATCATAGAATTCTCCTTCAACTTCTACAATAAGTTTTGCTTTTACCTTATTGGGGTTATTCATTGTTTTTGACATATGTATCACCTCTTATCTTTCAGTTACAATTAAATTTTCTATATCATACCTGCAATCAATCCAATGTTCATATAGTCCAATGTTTTCATCTGTTGGCTTCCTTGTTGCTGATGAAATATAATTATCAAATTTAACGATTGCGTTATACATTTTCTCAAGGTCTTCTTTTGTAATCTCGTCAGTATTTCTAAATTCTTTCACTATATCACCTCTTCCAATCTTCCGAGTAAATCATTCATTCATTGGCTTCTTAATTACAATTTTTCTTCCACAAATCGGGCAATAACCAATATTTATCTTTTTGCTAAAAGCATCTTCTGCGAAATCATATCCACAACAAAGTGTTACTCCATCAATCATTATTGTTCCATTCTGCCAAATTGCTAATGTTTTCTCTTTGTCATCTAAAATTTCTCTCGCCACATCTTCATCGAAATTAGTAACTTTTAATACTTCTTCCACACAGTCTGTAGGATAAGAAGAATAACCTACTGCGAATTTTTCTATTTGACTTTTTGTCATATCATTACCTCCAAACTAAAGAAAGTTAAATTTACTTGTTTCTATTCTACATGATATCATTAGACAACTCAATTACTTCATTACGTTTAATTGAATGGCATATAGTCTTCGTCCTCTTCACCATTTTTCTTAAAAATATCGTCATCTTCTCCATTATCAATACAAGTATCATAACCATCATTTCCTATTGTAAAATGTTGAAGAAAATCAACTTCAATAAAATTCGCCATTTCTTGAATTTTTCTTGTGATATTAATATCATTTACACTTGCATCTTTTGAACCATTTGGATGATTATGAGCTACAATAAATTTATTCGCACCAGACAATAATAGAAATATTGCAAGCTCTCTCATTTTTATTATAGAAGTATCTGCTGTTCCATGTGATAGTTCAAACACTCCTTGCGGAATCATTTGACAATTAAATGATATAATATAAACATATTCCTCTTCTAAATATTCCATCTCAAACGTTTTATTTAAAAAATCAATAATTTTATCGTATGTTGAAAAATCTGAATTCCATTGTATTTTTTCTTTTTCTTTTAAAATTGGAAAATTATTTTTCTTATTTCTAAACGTAATATATCTTTTAATTTCCATTATGTTATTCTCCTTTAAAAAATAGATTTAGCAATTATATCAGCAGCCATATCATTATACTGATTTAAATTATTTTTCAAATATATTTTTGTTGTTTCTGTTCTAGCATGTCCTAATAACTGCTGAACCACATATATATTTTCATCTGTCTTTTCCAACATAATATTAGCAAATGATGCTCTTAACTTATGGGGCGTTACCGAATATCCAAGAGCTTCCTTTGTGTATTTTATTACAATATCCGACAATGATCTTTGTGTCATACGAGTTTTTGATTTTGAAATGAATAATGCATCTTCATTTTTATCTATAATTCTTTTTCGATCACTTATCCATTCTGAGACTGCATTTTCTAATTGAGAACTCATAGAAAATGTTTTTTCTTTATGTCCTTTCTCTATAACACTTTTAATAGAATGATTCTCAAAGTCGATATCTTCAATATTTATTTCGCTTAATGCTGTTTCACGTATTCCAGTTTGCATAAATAGCATCATAATTGCTCTGTCTCTCGATTTCCATTTATATTGCATAGCAACTGACCTTCTATTTCCTGCTCCACATTCTACAGCCAATAGTACTTCTTTTAAATCATCTTCGTCTAAGAATTTTCTATTAACAAAATCTTCTCCACGAACCCTTTTTATTTTATTCATAGGATTTTCAGTTATATAATCATTCTCTATTAAGAAATCAAAAAAACTTTTTAGTACACTATGATAACACTTCCTATAAGATAATGAAGATTGTTTTTTATTTCCATTGTTATCTGTTATATATTCTATTGAATCCAAAAAACGAGTAATATCAAACTTTGTTACTTCTGTAGCTTTAATATGTCTAATATCACTCGAATCAATAAAATATAAAAATTTTGCTATTTTTCTTATATATTCTCTACATGCTGTTGGTTGCCTTCCTGATTTGAACTCATAATAATATTCAGTTACATATTGTGGTAATGTAGATAATATTTCTTTTATATTTTTTTCAATTTGTAATGAATGCTCTAATCTACCTTTCATTTTTATCACCATCCTTTATAGCATATTATTTAATTTTTCAATGCTATCTAATAATTTTTTCAAACTATTTGTAGTGTCTTCAATTGTTTTAGATAAATCTTCTACATCTTCATTTTCTTTTTTATCAGTTTCCTTATTTAAGCAGTCTTCAAAAACATGACCACCATTTTCAATATACATATTAAACAACATATCACCTGGAACTGTTTCAAATAATTTTCCATTATGATAAATCTCGTAATCAGGTACTTCATTTATAGGCGCTTTAAATCTAAATATACATAAAATAGCAAATTGCGTATCATCATAGCTGTCAAAATAATTTTTTTTCTCTGGTTTATCACTTGCAATATAATACCATTCTTTCATTATTTTATCTCCTTTATTTTTCACTTCGTCTATATTTTACTCTTGCTTCCCCTTCTTCTATAAATTTATCTTTTAAAGAGTCAGCCATTGGGCGTAAAGTTGTTTCGTAATATAATTTTTGTTTATACCATGTACTATATGGTTCAGCCATATGTTCATAATATTCTTTTACATATTTATGGAAAAATTTATTTATATCTTCTATTAAAGCACCTTGACCTAGCATTTGTTCAATTGTTCCATCTGATAGTCGAACAATTTTCTTTGTTTCAGGATCAAATAATACGGAAAATGATTGTTGACAAATTCCATAGCCAGACCATAAATGTAACATTTTATAATGTTCTTCAGTAAAAATCATATATCTTTCAACGTATAATTTTCCCGTTTTAAAATCTTTATATTTTATTCCTGGATATTCTTCTTTTCTATGCTCATCGTCTCCGTATTTAATATGTGTTCTATCACTTTCCCCTCGTAATGCTTTCGCTTTTTCTTCCTGATATTTTTGTTCAACTCTACGAACTGTAATATTTTGAGTATATCTACCAGTTTGTGCATCTTTAAGCCAAACATCACCATTATAATCTCTCTCAGTTACCATAATATGATTGGTAGACAAGTCTCTTTTGTTCATATTATGATCTAAATAAGTGTTGGTTTCATTATTTCTATATCTCGTCTTATGATCATTATCTTCTATAATATTTTTTACATCATTGACACCTTTACAACCAATTCCAAATATTGTATAAAATAATCCGAATAAACTCATATAATTAACCGCCTTTCTTATTCTTTATAATCTTCACCAAAATGTTTTTTCATAAATTCTTCTGCATTTCTTTCTGCATTATTTTTTTCTTCTTTTTTATTATCTATAAATATTGCGATTACAAACATTAATATTATTATACTTATAACTGTACCCATAATCCAAATCCTCCTATTTAACTATTCACGTATCACTATTACTATTCTAATTCTATCATATGATTTTAAATTTTGCACTATATATCCAAGTATTGTAGTGATCCATAGTAATGAAATTTAATACATTCTCAAATCCCTTTATTACATCCGTTGCAAACAAAAATCCTTTACTGTATCCCTCGTAATTATTATTAGGAATAATTGTAACGTACTTTCCATTCTTATGTACTTCATGTCCTCTCTTAGCCATTTCCTTCTTAAATTCTTTGTAATCAAACATATTCATCACAACCTTTCACTGTAAATTATCCATTCCTTTCCATAAAAAAATAAGAGACTGGATATTTTCAATCTCTTATATGTTCTCTAAATTATTCAATTATTATAATTTCTCATCCTCAATATCTTCTAAGCTGTCAATTCCTAACTCATCCATAATATCTTCACAAAGACAACTTCCATCGCATTCAGCTCCATCATACATAACAGTCATCTCTTCAACATTTAAAACATAACGGCTTTCTTTCTGTTGCTTAAATAACTTTAGTACCTGTCTTAATAAATATTCTTTCCTATCCATAACTTTTCTACCTTTCCTTAAACAAATTCAATGACAATTGCCCTATAAAATACTCCATCGACATTCTCAATCAATATTGTTTCATCCTGATCGCCTGTCATCATTCTTATATCGCTTACGTCAAGTATTACGACTTCTCCATCCATATATAAGTCTTTAAATTTTATTTTCATTTAATAACTCCTTCTGAAATTTCCGTTTCGTTGCTTTTAGAATAATGGTGCAAATAAATAAGAATAATCATCTTCTACAAACGATTTAATTTCTTCAGGTGTCATAAGTGTAGCCATTTTATCAATCTTTTTAATATTCCTTTCGGTATATGAGATTGTTTTCTTATTCATATACTCATAAGGAATATGCCAATCTGGATGATCTTTATTTTCACAATTCCATTTCATGTAATTCTCGCCATTCATAGGCTCGCCTTCATTATAATATTTCATAAAGCAATATTTAATTCCAGCATCTGTTATATCAATAAAAAGCTGTCCATCATTATTTGGTTGTCCAAATAAAAGCTGTAAGTCTCCGTCAAATTCTTCAACTTCTTTAAGAATATCAGAACTAAATACAATATCCTTCATGTCAAAATTCGTTTCACAGAAACGTTTTAGCTTTTCAAGCTTTTCATTGTCATTGAAACAGTATTTATATTCCATAAATTCATCTTTAATTTCCTCTATAATGTATCTTGCACGACTAATCATTCTCTCACCGTAATTCCACTGGAAATATCTTGCGATTAAACCTTTAAAGTTCTGCGTTTTTGGATGATCCGTTGCCGAACCATACACATAGTTTACATTATATCTTATATAAATTTGGCTTCTCTGTCCCATATTATCACCATTTTAACCTTTCTAATTTCCTTGTAAATCATCGTTTCATTTACTCATCAAGAATACCTATCATAGATGGTATTTGACACACTTTTAGCTCACCATCAAATAATTCTCTATGTTCTTTGGATTCAAAATATCTTTTTGCTTTATTATAAGCATCTCTTTTTGAATCTGCTTTTACTTCAATCATTCTATCGTGGAATATTGCTATATAATTTCCATCTTTAATTCTTACCATAATGCATCTCTCCTTTATAATAAGCTCTGAACATTTGATACTAAATCAAAATATTCCATTCCGTATAGTTTGGCGACATTATTTCCATCGTATCTTTCTTTTTGCTCAGTCGCATCCTCACAAGGAATTTCAATTCCTTTTTTATCTAAAAGTTCTTCAAATAATTCGACAATTTCTGTTGCCAATTTATTTTTCTTTCCTTCGTTTATTTCTTCGTTTGTTAAATTTTGAATTCTTCTCAATTCGTCAACATAGTTACTCATAATATATACCTCCATTCTTCACAGTAAATCCTCATTTCATCAAATTTTATACTTTGCAACCGCATCTTCCCAATTGGCAATGATACAGATTTTGTCAATTTCTTCAGCAATTTGCTCTATTTGTTTTGCCGTATTACAAAACGTACCTTTAAGACCTCGACCGAAAGCTAGTTGTATATCATCCAAAGTCTTTTCCTTTTTTAATTTTAGATTGTATCGTCTGAGAAGATCTGGTAATTTTTCTTTATGGATAATTCCATAATGATTATCCCATTCCAACCATAAGGCTTCTGCAAATAATTCTTGTGGTAATCGCATATTATATCCTCCATTCTTCCAAAGAAACAGTTCTTTCTTTTGGTTTTAATCTTCATAAAAACTACGTTTTGCCTGCATCAGTTCACCATATCTCGCTTCTGCTAATATCTGCCATCTTCCTAAACTATGATCCGATCTCACATTTTCTGTAAATTTTCTAACGTCATCCCAAAATGTTTCCATATTGTGTAGTGTCCTTAATTTCTTAATCTTTGCATAATCTGCACTTTCCATAACATAACTTTCCAACATATAACCACTCCTTCCAAAAGTAAGGTGGCTTATGCCACCTCACCTCTAATTCTCTTTGTAAATTCTGCACTATAATCTTCACTCCCAATGTTTACAGGTAATACTAAAATCTTATACTCATCTCCATTGATAAGTAATGGTGCTTTGTTACCTGTACCAAAACATAAAGGGTTATCAGAATCAACAATGTTAAATGCATCTGTTAGAAACTGCGGATCAAAACCAATATAGAAGTTGTCCTTCATGTTATTTTCGCTTGTCTCAAATTCATCAAATGCCTCATATTTACCTGCTGCAATGTATGAATATAAATTTCCATTCTCACTATGTAATACGACTGGTTTCTTATCTGCACCAGATGTTTTTCTTAATTCTGTGTCATACTTCATTGCATCAAGAATCTGTTTTCTATCAGGTACAAATCTATAATCATCAGACATATCAAGCATTGAATCTACTTTGAAATACTCTCCGTCAATTCTACGGATAATGTATGTAAAATCATTTCCTTCAACCTTGATATATTTCTTATCCTGATAGATTTCAATTTCCTTTTCAGATTTCTTATCCATCAGCTTCTTAAATACAGGAACACACTTGTTATGAATTTTTACTGTATCAAATGGACTTTCCGTTGTCTCATAAATGGTCTGATTTTCAAGTGTTCTCATTCCAATTCTATGACCATCAAGAGCTTCAATTCTCTTTGACTTTGTATTAAAATTAAATACCTGCATCATCTTTCGGTTGTCATCATCTGCTGTATATGTATTAAGATTAACAACCGTTTCAAGTAACCAATTTCCCTTTATAGACATAATTTTCTTTTCACTTTCATCCATTGACGGAAGGAAAATATCTGTGTTCTGATAACGTGGGATTGTAACAATTTTCTTTCCACACTTAATATTGATTTTACCTACTTCCATATCTTCTGTGGTTACATCCTCTAATGTAATTTCACCACTCATTTTTGAAATGATTTTAATATCATCCACATCAATTCCAAGAACTCCTGGGTGAGCATCATAAACATTATCTGTTCTGACTTCTGCCCAATGCTCTATATCAGTTCCCCAAACTTTGAGAATTCCATTTTCATCTATCTGGAAATACAATCTTGTCAATGTAGAAAGAGGTGCTTTTTTATTAATTGCAGCCATTCCCTTCTCCATCATTACCTTTAAATCCTTTGCATTCATTGTAAATTTCATCATAGTTATCTACCAACCTTTCTTATATTAACTTTACTTTGTTGATTGAAATCGTCATACATATACCAAAATCTGGTTTGTTATCAGAAACAAGATATACAAAATCTTTTTTCTTTTTATGTACTGTAAAATATTTTCCCCATGTTTCATCAGGATTAAGTAATTTTACTTTTGTACCTTTTCGTAATGTTTTCATTTAATCACCTCGATTCTTTCACAGTGACAACATTTGAAATCACTTTTCTGATTCCAACATTCTTCACCACTTCCTGCATAGACATCACAATAATCGCAACCATTCCAATTTGGCTTTGCTCTACAAATATTTTTTGTTTTATGTTTTGTTGTGTCTAATAAATAGTGTTTCCGTAATCTTTCTGCATTATCATAATCAGTCATTTCATTCTCCTTTCTAATAAATAAGACAGACACATTTGTTTGCGTCTGCCTTATTATTCTCTGTATTACTTATTCAAAATCTACATCATTATCTACGACCTGTGTATCATCAGGATCTGACCAATCAAATTCTCCATCGCTCATATTCTCTGCTTTTTCAATAGCTTCATTTTCTGTCTCAGCTTCTACAACTGCATATCCATATTTAACTACCATTACTCTCATTTTAGCCATAATTGCCACCTTTTACCTTTCTAAATTTTCACTGTAAATTACAATTTCCTAAGACTACATTTCTTCGTTATTGTATGTATAATCAAAATCTCCATATTTTAATTCAGAATTAATATTGTCTCTTGTTTCCGTTTCCCAATCCTGTCTAAATAATTTCGCTTGTTGTTTCGGAGTATTCTCTTTTTCTTTACATATAATATGTTCTCCATCCCAATCATGATAAGTAGTAACTGGTTTATATTCCATGTTACCTTCTTCAATTTCCTTTGAGATTTTCATTTTTAACTTTTGTTGTGATGTTCCAATGAAAAGAAGTCGCATACTAGAATACTCTTTCCATTCATTACAGCTATGTAAATAATATATTTGCTGTGCCATAGTATCACTCCTTTACATGTGTGTCTGAAAGAATTTCTCTTCCATCAACTTAACTCTTTCTTCAAATGGTAAATCTCTATTGTTGTCCCATATTACATAAAATGGATTCATAACTCCACCATAGCCAATACTAGGAATATCTAACATATATTCACACTTCTGTCTTGTAGTTTTCTGATTCCATTTCTCTAAAAATTCTGCCTTGCTTCGTTCTGCTGTTTTCTTTATCTTTTCCATTGCATCGGCTGGAATATAATCTTCAGGAACATAAAACTTAATTACCCCATGATTAGAAATATGTGCAATAGTTTTATAATCTCCATGTTCATATACTGCTTTATTACATACAGTAGTTCCATTACCCATACAACCCATAAATAATTCAAATTTCTGTGCTGCCATTTGCGTTTTCTCCTATAATCCAAGTACAAAACAATCTCTCTGATGATTCCAAAGATGTGCTTTTAAATCTGCAAGAGTTTTTGTCCCATTCTTCAACGCTTCATAATCTGCCTTTATCATGTCTTTTGTATATTCTCCCCAACTATAAATAGATGACCGAAATTCTTTCCCTTTTTGTGAATACCACCCTTTACCTTCCGGAAAAGTATTTTTAGCAACTGTACAAAATGTAATTATCATTCCGTTGTAATCGGGTAATTTGTGTTCTCTACTTAAATCGTGTAACTCAATTTCAATTCCATCTGGTGTAATTGCTTTATCAAGAATTTGCATATTAATCACCTCAATTCTTATATCAGACAATTATCATAATCATAAATATCTGGATAAGTCTGTCTAATTGTATATTTATTGCCTCTGTTACTTGCAAACACTATATCTTCCGTTTCCTTGTTGATGAACTTACAAAGATGGTCAACATCCTTTCTGTGATAATTTCTGTTAATAAGCACATCTGCCATATCAGAATATGATTTTTCATAACAGCAATCACAATTATAAAATTCATTTCCTGTTCTCTTCTTTACATAAAGTAACTTATCCCATTTCTCTTTCATAGGAAACTTTTTGATAAGTGCTGCAACCACCTTTTCTCTTGCAGTTCTTTGATCATACATTGTTCCATAAGTCTTATCATCAAACCAATTTCCAAGATACATATAAGACTGAATCCATGCTCTATCCTTTACCCAAGGTGTATCCTGCATTACATAAGGTGAATCAGTACATACAAACTCGTACCACTCAACACCACAATATTCATGTTTATGTTTTACCTTCGTGAACTGATATTTATGACCTAAATACTCAAATTCTGTATCTGGAATAGGTTCATATTCAATTTCCTTTTCTGCCCAACATCCTGTCCAATTTTCGTCATAATCTTTTGCCTTTTCAGGATATAAATCTGGATCTTTATAAGATAACAACCACTGATTTATTTTCATTGTGGTATCTCCGTTCCAACACTCAGCCCAAAAGTTCTTAGTCAAGTCTTCCACATTATACTGAAGCTTTTCCTTTACCTTGTTCCATTCTCTTTTGATTATCGTTTCAAATTTTGGAAGTTTATTTCCATCCGCATTTGAATATCTGATTACTTCATTTCCATTTTCATCACAACAGATAAACATTACATCATCTGCCATTGGTGCATTTAATTCACAGTAACCAAGCGGATCGCATACTGAATACCAAGTTCCCTCATTTCCATATGTATATCTTCCGTAATATCTATGTTTTCCTTCAATTTCTTCAACTGTTTTCCAAAGTTCTACATATTTGTCATCTTCGCCTCTATATAACTGAACTTTAATTTCTCTCATACTAATCAACCTGCCTTTCTAATTTCCTTTAACATATTTGCCTTACACAATATCAGATTTTCTTTCATATCTTCAATTCGCATATCCATAAATTCTTTAAGTGCCTTATCAAACTGTTTTTCTGTAATGTCATGACCATAATTTGCAATCACAACATCCATAACTTCTCTATACGAAAAGCCATTAAATAATGTGTCATTCTCATGTATTGGTGAGTTATAAGTAAACTCTTTTCCATTCCGTGAATCCGTTTCAGGATCATATAACCATCTACTCATATTAAACCTCCTCTACAATTCCGTTTTTTGCGTTACTCCAATGGTACTTCTTTCCATTCTCCACATTCTCAAAGATTACTGAATATGAAAATGTTTCAAATGGTGTGAACACTTCTCCGTTGCAAGTTGTCGGTGACTTCTCTGTATTCCAATCAATACCAAGCTTTCCATTATCTTCATGAACTGTAAATATAGTTCCATAGTTCCGTGTCTTAATCTCTCTGTTACATGTGTCATACATGTGCACTTTTACTTTGTCATTTACCTTCAACATTCTGTATTCCTCCTTGTAATAAAATAGGCAGCTAGGTATTTATTCTCCTAACTGCCTTTGCGGTTACTTGTTATTCTGTTCTTCCTTTTTCTTTCCTCTTTCTCTAATATGCTCACACATTTCATCCGAAACGCCATGCTGTTTTAACTGTTTTGCAAAGCGTTCATAAAATGGTAAGTCTTTCCACCGTGGTTTTCCTTTAGCCATTATTCTCATCCTTTCTATAATTCACACTCATTGGATGCCAACTCATGTCAAACCCAAAATGATACTCCAAACATTCAACAATTTCATCTTCATTAAATGCAAGTGCTTTCATTTCCCTTATGATGATATTTTCAAAATCATCCTCATCATCAATTAATCCCATAAGATAATTGATGAGATATTTTAACTTTTTACCATGCTTTCTATAATCTGCTAACTGTTTCCGTACATTTTCTGTTATCATTTTAATTACTCCAATCTTTGTAAATGTTAGTTTCAACGCTTTATTTTCTTTGCAGTAGGTAGTTTATGTTCTTTTTCTTCAAACTGAAATAATTCATGTTCACAAGGAACATATAATTTTCCATTTTCTTTGCATAAGAATATGTCTAATTGACTGTCATTACTTGCTGAATAAAAATCTTTCCAACTATAATCATGTTTTTTCCAATCAACATCATAATCACATATCCCAAGTTCTCTATCGCTTCTGATATGTTTAGAGAATGTGCATATATCCTTCTTTTCTGATTCTTTTAGTTTTCTTACTGACTCAAAATGATATCCATTATATTCAAACATATATTTCCTCCAATCTTTTAAAGAAATGCGAATTTCAAATACTCATTGTTCCATCCAAATAATCATTTAAGCCTTCAAAATAATCTTCGTTTGGCTGTTCCTGATGAACAAATCCCTGTTCACACTGTTCCTCATAAGCTGCCTTCTGTGTCTCTTTATAAATAATTTCATCAATTCTATTCATTTTCTATTTCTCCAACTCTAATAAAATACACATTTTTGTTACCATTCTGGTGTTTGTAATTTCAATACGTCCTTCATGGTAAGTTCCATTCTTTCAATCTTACTCTTCATTTCCACTAACTTTACCTGCATATATGCTTCTTTTTGTGTTTCAAAAAAGCCTTCATAAGCAAAGTCTTTAAGATTAGATAACAGTTCATCTGCACCAAATTCTTTTATTGCATATTCAGAAAACACACCCTGAGACAATGCGTAATTATTTCCGTATTTCTTTTTCTCGTTGGTGTTTAATTCGTAGATTCCCCAACTACTTCCTAATAACTCATTCCTTTTAATTTCTTGTACTAATTTCATTCTTCTTACCTTCCTTTCTAATCCAAGAAAACACGCATTTATTGTGCATTATAATGTTTAGAAATTCTGTTAAACACATCTTCTGCTGTAAGCCATCCTACAACGTCATCACATTCACTTTCTTCATTTGTAAGTAGTCCCATAAGTTCTAACTTGTCATCGTTTCTTCCGTAACTTCCATCATGCTCAATTACAGAACAAACAAACTCTCCTTCATTTCTATTTGGATATGCTAATGCAGCTCCATTTAAAAATCCATTTTCAAAAACATACGGAATTCCTGCTACATCAAGTAAATTCCGCAATTTATAAATTTCCTTATAACATTCTCTTACCATTATTTTCCTCACGTTCCAAAAGAAATATCCATTTCTAATTAATCATTGTTCCATTCACCATTTAACACTTTATTTATTTTTACTTTGTTTATGTCCTGGTCGTTAAGAGTAATAGATGAAATGCCTTTAAATTTCTCAATTAACTCTTCTCTTGGCATAGTCCAATCAAACACTCTTAAATATGTCATTACATCTTCTTTTTTCACATATTCTCCGCTCGTGAAATCATCATATTTCATTTTATTTTCTCCAATCTTTCCTATGTTTTTACACATACTCATTGTTATACCAAACAGCTCCTTTCGCATCTTCATATAATCTGGCAATTTGTATACAGTCTGAATTTCCATAACCTTTATTAAGTTCCTTACAAAACTCTTCATAAGATAACTCCGTTCTACAGTTATCATCAAAGTCACTCTCAAACTCACAATAATCTTTATAGGCTTCTCTTCTGTTTCCTACTTTGATAAATGTTGACATATCCATATTTTCATTTATCTTATAAATAACAATCGAAGTTTCAACAACCTGTGAAAAATTATCTTTTATGAACTTCCTTATGTATTCTATTTCCTTATCATTTTTATATCTTGTGTCGTATCTAATATCATATGAATTAGTGTTTGAATATCCCTTCTCTTTTTCAGTAACATTGAATTTTATTACCTTGCCATTTCCATACTGAAAACACTTGCTTTCACTTATTTCCACTGTTCCTAACATAGTATATTTTTCATCATTGCAATCTTTTCCGCTAAATTCTAAATTATATTTCATAATCATTCTCCTTCATTCTTTCTCACTTTCTATGCTGTTTGCACCATCAGAGAACCCATCATCATATCCCTTATTGTACATAGGATTCTCGAACTTTGTGTTTGCTATTGGACTATCTTCTTCAATACCGAACCACTCTTTCTCTTTATCTGTCATCTCACAACAATTTTCGAAAAATTCAAACGCATTTTCTCTATCATCAGAAATAAGTCCATCTTTAAAAAGTGTTGCAAGTTCTTCCAATCTTGTCCGTGAAATATAATTCTTATTTACTTTTTCAAACAGCTTTTCAGTTGCTTTATTAAGTGCAACTAATTTCTCTTTGTCGTTTGAAAACATGTAATACACACCATATTCCCACTGTCTACCCCATCTTTGGGATGAATCATAACCGCAAGCAACAATATAATTATCACTTGTTTCAATAAGAGAGAACTTTTTGCCTTTTGTGTTTGATACCACTAATATTTCTCTATGATTTTCTTTCATATCACACCTCCAAGTTATACTCTTTAATTAATCTCTGTCTTACCATGTCGTTTAAATCTTTATTAACAGGCATTATCCTATGCGTATTTCTGTTGATATATACGAAATGACTTCCCTTGCACCTTGTCGGCGTATATCCATTCTTCCGTAATATCATATCAAAGTCACGCATTCGCTTTGACTTTCTAAAATTGTGCATAAATCTCACTCCTTTCTGTTACCCGTATAGCCTGATAGTGCAGCTTTATATGTATATGTTCTCTCTTATGCTGTTCTCTTCTTGATAAATATAACCTTTGTACCTTCAATCACTCTTGACTGTTCAAGTCCAAGTCCTTCTACAATCATATCCTCAACATAAAGAGATACCGCTGTTCTAAAATCTAAAATAGGATATTTTGCACAAGCATTTGCCTTTAAATTTTCTGGTGTAATTTTTCTAAACTCATTTGATAAAAAACTCTTTGTTTCGCTTCTATCCTGTGCATATAACTTATACATATCTCTTAATGCACGAGTTATATAACTTACATATCCGCTATGTTTTCTATCAAATCCAGAATCTCTTATTATGTCATATACATATTCTGCACAAGCTCCATTGTCGATTGAACAGAGACTCAATGCTTCTGTATATGAACCAAGAACTCCACTTCCTCTATTACCTGCATTTTCTCTATACTCAAAGCCATAGATATTTTTCATTTTTTCAAGTGTTTCCGTTGCTGGATCATGTAATACAAGCATTGCACCATGCTTCTGAATTGGCGTTACCTTTCTAACTGATACACCCTGAAATGCATATAATTCAGCTTCAAATGCAACTCTTTCAGAATCTTCCGTTGGTGCATTTAAAATTAGTTGCACCTTTAAATCCTTATATTTATCCTTATCTACAATCTGACTTGCAATCCATCTTCCATAACCATCAACTATATACACTTTGCCTTCTTCCCAATGTGGTACACCAAGTAAAGGCATGAGCTTTCTTTCATCCCAATTATTAGTTAGATATTTTAAATCCCTTTCCGTTCTTTCGTCTGTCTGATACCGTGAATCAACTTCCATTAACTCAACAGGTATTCTAATAATTGCAATGTCTTCATGTATATCAGTGTATGCCTTTGTAAGACCTTCTAACTTGTCAACACTTCCCTTTGACTTTCTTCCTGTTACTACTTCAAACATTTTGCACATAATTAACTACCTCTTTTCTTTTAATATTTTTGATATGTATTTTAAGTAAAAAATAACGGCTCGCTTTCGCTTGCCGTTTAGTTACTAGACTTTTCAAACACTCCTGACATGAGCATATCTGTTTTCCAACACTCAAAATCTGGATATTCTGTTTTGTCTACCATATTTCTGTAGACTTCATGCATTTGCTTTTCTGTAAATGTTTTGCATTTAAGTGGTTCTTCATATGTGATATACATTACACTTCACCTCTTTCTTTTAGATAATTTCTGTATTCAACTTCGCTTTCAAACTGCTGATATTTGCATATACTTGGCACAAATCCCATATAAGCAAATCCGTTATAATATCCCTTCATGTATTATCCTCCTTGCAAAATTCTTTACCTTGTCAATGATTGTTGGCTCGACTGCCTTCTGCCATCTCTTTTGCCTTTCTGAAAAATATAGGCTGTTTTCTACATTGATATAATCCATCATCTGTAGTGGTGTTAATGAGTTGTATGGAGTTGATAGAGTACTATCTATTATTTCAGCTCCGTTTGCCTTAATGATTCTAAAATTAAATGCTTCCATTTTTTATACCTCCTTTAATCTTGCATCACGCATAATCCGTGAGATTTCGTTTTCTGTTTTTGCGTTATGAATCTGCATTATCACTTCATCCGAATAACACAAATCTCTTGCTGTTGTAATTGTCGTTCTCTTGTAATTGTAGGTTTCTTTTGACATAGTTATATTCTCCCTTCTTTATTTTACAAAACCCGAATATTGAGCTTTAATAATTGTGTCGTCATAGATGATATCTGTATAATTGTCGTACATTATTAATGAGCAGATATCTCCCTTGATCCAATCTTCTGTCTTTGCAGTTTGCTTTGGGTGCTTTCTTGAATATTATAATTCTTCTAAGTCTGCAAGATTATGTCTGAATCTTGTTCGACTATTGGTTTTACTGTCTACAACAGTATATTTCCCTTTCTCTTCATTGATATAGAATCCATCTTTGTTTACTTTTGATGTTTTCCATTTATAGCCTTCGTTTTCACATTCTTTCCATGCCACCTTTTCGGCATTTACTGAATACTGCCTTTTAAGTTCTTCTTTGTTCATAGTATTAACCCTCCTATATAATTTATATTTTATTTTCGACATTAAATGTCAATGTGCTTGTAGGAATCGAACCTACTGATAAGTATAATGTTGTTAGCATTATATTATTCACCACATATAAGCACAAATAAGATAAGTAGCCCTCACATCCTCTGTTATATATTCACTTATTTCCTATTAGGTAGACCTCAAACATTAAATGGTATATTCACTTATTACTTATCATCAGGTGACTAACCCTTATGCAGTCAACAGTTTATTATTTTAATTCGCTCCAACTGTTACGAATACCTTACACTGTTTTATACAAACCGATTGCAAGACATACGGTTTTATCAGTGACATTATTCTCGAACTGATTACAGAATATACTATCAACCTAGTTACACTAGACAGTAGGATTTATAGGCAGGGATTGTACTGCTCATACCTCATACACGAATGTAGATAGATACATTCAACATTAGTGTTACCACTAATTCTTGTGTATTGTTCCACTAGCAACTTTTCAAATAACCAAGCATAAGTTTTCATCGTTTTACCGAAACGCCAGTCGCTAACTATATACTGAGCTATCGAATCATTGTTAATTTTTATGATAGTGAATTGTGTCAATCACTCACTATATTTGTACCAAGATGCTATGTGATAGTGTTTACACACTATGTATTATGTACTTGCCACCAGCCACCACTTTTCATGCGCTGTTCACCAAGTTTTCCCGAATATAGAGTTTATATTCGCTGACCTAGCCACTTGGGAGTGCTCCGTAACACCCTTGTCAGCCCTATACGACATCTCCTCGTTTATGGTTCTCGCAAACCACACCCTTGACCGTTCAATCATATGTATTCTTGTAGTGTTGTGCTGATAGTTTAGAGCAGAACATCTACTTGTCCACAAAACCTGAAGTCTATCGTCACCTACTTATTAACGCACACCTCCTAACTAGGTTGTATTTTGTGTAAGTGTATTGATGTCGTGTGTAGGTTAATCACACTAGAATACACATACAGTAACCTTTATGCATTGCGTCTTTAAATTTTGGGTGACTTTAATAGACCGTTTGGGAAGAACTGTCGTACCTCTACGGCTTATCACGGTTTTATTTGTATTGCGTTTAATGTTATGTATTTTTATTGACTTATGGGTTGAGTAAAAAAGAACCCTATCTTGACGAAAATGTAAGTCAAAAATAGGGTTGATGATGGAGAACCCATCACAAAATGATGATGTAGATTTTGTGACCTACCCACTCAAAGAGTGGGTAACGCACTAGGCTTGACACGGTTTATACTCGCCTAGTCGAGTTATTTAACCATACGGCTCTGCTGATTATCCATGAATTTTGTAGCATCTTCAGCAGACTTGAACTCGTAAATCTGCACATACTTGTCATCCTTTGCAAGTGCGTCATATGTCTTGTTGCCCTTGCCAAGCTTAGTTGCACCAAAGTCTTCGGTCGCAGACATCTTGATGGCAAACCTAGCCTTGCTTGACAGAAATGCACCCTTGATTGTACGGACGAACTTGCCATCGCACTCAAGAGAGCCGACAATCCGTGTAGACTTCTTAGATGCTGTCTTAGGCTCTGACTTAGGTGTTGTGTCTTTAGGTGTCTCTGTCTTAGGCTGTTCAACTGCTCCAAGTCCTAAGAGTTTAGCGATTTTCTGTGCTTCTGTAGCGTTAATCTGATAAGCTACTCCATTAACGATAACTGCATTCTTTAATTCTTTCATAATTACCAACCTTTCTGTCTCATCTTAGAGACTTAAAAAAATATTTTTTGTTCACTGAACTGCTCGTCAGCCGTTCAGCTTGGCTACACCTTATCACAAAAAAATTCTGCTTGTTTCGGTGCAAAACTTCCAAAAATGCTTATTTTTCGTGGTTTTGAGTATGGCGAGAATGGGGGTGGCAAAAACGGATTAAACCCTTATGAAATGTAAAACCAGGTATAGCAGGTTTATTTACACACCAAGTCAAAAAATTTTTTATTAAAAATAAATTATCTTATTCTCAATCCATTAAATCCCCAATAAAATCAAGCAAAATCCCAATTTTCCCATCTCAAATCCCTTATCGTACCCCATATCGCTCAAACCTACTAACCAAGCCACTTTCACCCATCTTACAATCCAAAAATCAAACTTTCATTTCATCAAAAATTCACTCACAAATCCAAAATTATCCTTATTTATAAGCACTTTTACCGATAACCATTTTTAATCCAGAATCATCATTATAATCAATTACATAAATCATAAATCTCTAATCAACAATAAGGGGGCTACATAAAAACCACATCAAAAAATCTAAAATTACCTATATACATCACAAAAACAGCCAAAAAAATCCAATACAAACCATAAAAAAATCCTACTATAGCAATACTCAAAAATTCCATTTCTCATCTAAACCCTCTATCACGCCCATACACAGTCTTTTCATTCCACCCTACCAATAATACCTAAAATCATTTTTACCCACCTAAATGCTCAAAATACAAGGTCAATTTTTTACATCACCCAAAATTACATTAACTATCTATATACATTCACATACATTTACTATAAATAATATTATCAATTCTCACGCCTATATAAAAATCCACTCTCACAGCTCAAATTTCAATTTTTACCCTCTACCCTAACAACTAGCCACCTGACATATAAAAATCCAAAATAGACTCAAAATCATACATTTTTTGCCTTATATCCCATGTAAAGAATTTTATCTTAAAACAAATTTAAAAAAGAGAATATAAAATTGTATAAAACACATTTCTAAGGAGGGTTTCAAATGAATACATATTTAATACCAACAACAGCAGCATATTGTTATGAACCATATGATTACATTTATTTTGTTTATGCTGATACACCACAAGAAGCTTATATAAAAGCATGTACGAAATTACAAGGAGAATATATACCACTTGAATCACAAGAATATGAATTATATCCATTTAAATTGTACAAGCCAGATGATACAGATATTTTCCCGTTCCATGAATCAAGAAAATATGATATACTTACAGAAGCATTTAAAAATACAGAAGGAGCAGAATATATGGCGTATTTCAATGTAAACTGGAATGATTATATAGAAGATCTAATTAAAATAGCAGATAAAGAAAATTGGTCTAATGATACATACCCTAATAATAAAATTCTTACAAATTATATGGTTCACACATATAAAAAATTATCTTCTGAAAAGAACGTAATTATTAATAATGAATATGCACTATTTAACACAGGACTTTTTACCGAATTCTATCAACCAATATACGCATATCAAGATAAAAGCAAAAATGGATTAAAGTTTCTTACATCATATGATTTAGGAAATATGAATATTTCTGAACGCCCACCAAGAGCAAATTATTTTGATGATCCATCTCTCTTATTATTTGATTGGCACTACGAAATAAACATTAATTATAAACATATATTGAAAGATATTAATAATATTGAAAGAATTCCCGAAAAGCTTAAAGATAGCAAAAATATTCTTAACAATCTCAATGGTTCAATAGAAACTATGAAGAAGCGAGTATCAGCTAATTATAAATTGGCAATACCACAATATTATGAAAACAAGATTCAGTTATTACTTCCATTATGCTTAGAGGATGATACTACTCCGTCATTAGCCTTAACCGTAACTAAAGTAGGAAATTATTATCAAGGTCACACATGTTTAACACTTGATATGGCATATAATAATGCTCGTCTTATTGCAAAACCAGAATCTAACTGGTTATCAATATAAATCAAATAAACATAAAAAATTAACAGGCGGTAATTAAGCTGTCTGTTTTTTTATTGCATAAATTTATATTATTCTCCACTATTCTATTTAAAAATTCATAAATTCAAATTCATATAAGAGAATAATCTATTGTAAATAATCATCACACCACTCTTGCCAAACAAAAAATAATAAATTTTAAAGGAGGACTCATTATGGGTGGGTAACTTAACATTAATTACAACAGAAACATTTAATAACTTATCATGTAACTTTTATAGAAATATATTTGATGAATTAGCATATTAAATCACTTCTCAATCTATTTAGGGAGAAAAAATCACACCTCACAGAAAAAATTAGCCACTTTTATCTCATACCCTTATAAGTTATCACCTAAGACATAAAAATTGAAATTCACCCTCAAAATCGTTAATTTACTCCACAGATAGGGGGTATGAGAAAACTATATACAAGCTCAAAAAGATAGTATGTGCGTAAGCACAAGATGTAGCCCTTTGATAAGGGCGGTCTTTTCGCAGCGTTAGCAAGAAAAGAACATCTGTGGGATAGACAATTGAAGAGAATAATATATCAAAGGAGTAATCTATGATACAAGATGATATATCAAAATATCTTAAACAAAAAGAAAGCAATATTTCAAAGAGCAATCGCAAATCAAGGCACAAACATCAATATAAAGAATGTTTAATTCAATTTCCGATTGCATTTACAGGGAAAACATTCATAAACACAAAGTTATATGGATATTGTTCCATCTGTGGAAAAATAGGTTCAGTTAAGAATGGAAAATTTAAAGCTGAATTAGAGCAATTAGAAAAATCAAGACAAGGTAACAATAGTTTTCTTATTGCTATATCAGGTTAAAAAATATATGAAAGATATCATAATAAGTTACCTATATTTTTTATTGAAGATTCATTTGCTGATTATGTTGTTTTAGAAAAAGAGAATAATACAGAGAATAATTCAAAAGGAGAATGATATTATGAAAAAATCAATTTTATTTAAAAGAACAAGAAAATCCGTTGCCAAGAAACTATCTAATCATATTTATATAGATATTATTAATAGCCATGATACAAAATTAATAATAGATAACTTCACATTATTAGAACTTATTTATATTGAAAGAGCATTAAAGAAATTGGATTCTATGTCAGAAGAAGAAATTCAAGAATTAAATATAGAATAATTTCACATAGGTACATCTCATATGTACCCAAATGAAAACGTTAATCAAAAACACCATGTACCTAAACCAATCAATAACAATCAAACAAAAAATTATAGAGCTTGTATGAAGCGTAAGCGAAATACAAGCGTAATATTCTTCTCTTGATAATATGAGTCTATATAGATATTGACCTACACAAATCCACACCTGACATGTACCCAAATGAAGAAAATTTTTACTTTTGGGTACGTCATACATGTACCCAAATGAATTTTTGACAATTTCATATAAATGCAATTTTTAATGTTTGTGCGAATTCAAATGGAGAATATACTATTAAACCACTTATTACACACTCTCGCACAAAATTGTAACTGTAAATTATGTTTTAGAAGAAAGGATTTTAAAATGCAACAGAAAGAATTAAAAATTGATCCTGAATTAAGGGATTTACTACCACCACTTACAGGTGATGAGTACAAACAACTTGAAAAGAATATTGTAGAAAATGGATTTGATAAGAATTTTCCTATTATGGAATGGCATGGTTATATTGTAGATGGTCATAATCGCTACTCTATTTGCAAAAAACACAATATTGATTATGTTGTTGGTACTCTTGGATATGAAACAAAAGATGAAGTTATGGAATGGATGTTGGATATTCAGCTTGGCAGACGTAATTTATCACCTATTCAAAGAATTGCTGTAACTGAGAAATATAGACCTATTTACGAGAAACAAGCAAAAGAGAATTCATTAAATAATTTAAAACAGAATCAAACTGCCGACAAGTCAAATTTGACCAATCGAGAATTTAAATCAACAAATAAGAAACTTGCAGATATAGCAGGTGTTAAACCAACTACATATAAGATGGGTGCAAAAGTTCTTAATTCAGATAACGAAGATTTAAAGCAGCGTGTTTTGTCAGGTGAAACTTCTATTAGTGCTGGTTATAAGGAATTACAGAATGAAAAGAAAAAAGAACAATTCTCTGATAATCAAAATGAAGAATATAATATTGAGCAACCAACTACATCATCTTCTATTGTTCAACCTTCTCAAAAAAATCAAGTCAGCGAAGAAGTAAGACAAATATGTGAAGACCTTAAAACCGAAAAGTCAAAAGAGTATCTTGATTCTATTTGGGATTATAAGATTGATATAATCGAATGTATGAATATTGGATTTGAAAGATTTTATGATGGGTTTGTTAGTATTCTTAGTGATATGGAAAATCGTGTAACCAAATCAGAATTAGATGAATGTATTGCCAATGCAGAGAATAATATAACGAAACTATTAACTGCTATTGAGTTAGCAAAAAAAACAACATTAAAAACGGAGGATTAAATAATGAAATTAAAAGACTTAGTAAAAGGAACAAAAGTAACAGACAATAAGATTGCACATAAGGAAGTACCAATTGATAAATTGGATGCAATGCTTAATTATCAGAGAGATATTGATATGAAGCGTGTTGAAAGACTTAGTAGTGATGAGTATTTTGATGAAAATGAGGTTGATGAAGTAAAGGTTAGCGTTAGAGAAGATGGTTCTATGAAAGTATGTGATGGTCAGCATACTATTGCAATTTTAAAGATGAGAGGATGGACGACTGTACCGTGTGAACTTCGTTATGGTTTAACTATTGAGGAAGAGAATGATTGGTTTACCATAACTAATACAAAAGAAAAGCCACAGAATAGAAAACGCACACTTACATCTCAGATTAATGGTACATATGAAAAAAATAAGATTGAACAGGATTTTAATAATTGCATAAAAGCACTTGGCTTTAAGTTAGATATTTTTGGAGAAGAACCAGGAAATGATTATAAAATTAAGTGTCCTGCAAAACTATTAGATATGTATAAGGAATATTCGTCAAGAAATGACGTAGATGGCTTTATTGAATGTATGGATTTAGTCAAGGGCTGTTGGAATGGAAATTCAAAATCATTGCAGTGGAATTATATTAGGGGAATGTTTGACTTTTATGAAACATATAAAGGTATTTTTGACAATAAGAGACTTATTACTTCTGTCGGGAAAAAATCCCCATCTATCATTAAAGAAATTGCAGATAATGATAAATATACAAAGAAACCATCTTTAAAATATGCAAAGATTTATGTAAATGAATACAATTCTGGTTTAAATAAGAACAAAAGATTAAAAATGTCCTTATTAGAAGATTAACATAGTGAGGTGATACGTCTTGCCAAACTATGTAAAAATTCCACGAGAAATCATCTATGATAAAGATCTCTCATCTAAGCGTGTAATAATCTTCTCATATCTTTGCACAAGACGTTCACTTGATGACACGGTGGCATTTTCTACAACAGAACTTTGTCACTGGTCTAAACTGAAACCTAATTACAGAGATGGGAAAATAAATCAAAAATATTATGAAGTTCTATTACTTCTCTCTCATTATGGATATTTTGAATCATGTCCTGATTTTGAGAAGTGTCTAAAAGAAAACACCAATTCGGTGAAATATCAGCAAGTACAACTAAATATTGAAAAATTCGATGTGCCTGATAATTTTGGAATCATTTATTTTGATGAATTGGATAAAATATTGAATTTTAAGGAAGAGTTAAAAGGTAAAAATATAGACCTTGCGAGAATGTCATCTGCTTATATCTTACTCTTACTTTCCTATATTCGTGTCAATTTGAATCGTATAGAAGATAAACCCCTCTGTTGCTATCGGTATTTCAAAACGATTTCAGAAGATATTGGACTTTCTGAGAGATATATAGGACGCATAGTTGATATTTTGGAAGAATTAAAAATTATAAAATGTCAACCTATGAAGAGAGAAAAATATATTAAAGATGGGAAAGAAAAATATTTAACTACTCCAAAGGTATTTGTTGATTATAGACATTTTATAAATGATGAGCATGGTCAAAGAATTGATAATAAATATGATCCATGTGAGGAAATCAAAAAACAAATAGAGATTTTGGAGAACAATAAGTTAAGAACATAAAGAGATACTGCCACTTACGACAATATCTCTTTACCATAAATTTGCGCAATGAGCGTTACACTAAACGCTCTAATTTGCAGTGAGGCTTCTAATTCACTGGTAAATTATTGTTAAAAAGTTACTATAAGAAATGAATACAATAGTAATTCACGTACCTACTATATCCTATTTCTTATATGATATGCCATTTTTCGTGATGGCGACACGTTCTTTTCCTGAAGTTACAAGTAGCTTCAATTCTTTATACTGTGTAAAACACTTGACACAATATTTAACAAGATTCAAAACTGCGATTATAACAGCTGGTGTAAGAATAATGATTAGCAATATCTACAATCCTCCTTTCATAATAAGACACTATTAAAATAGGAAAGATTATAGATTTCACTATTTTTAATGTGCATAATCACACCTCCGTACCTGATATAAGAATCAGTCGTGACTTTAGTTAATGAGTTACAAGTGTATATACACATCTTAATGATTATACCATATCAGTGAATTAGAACAAACCCTTTTGCAATAAGGGAATATATAAAAGTAACACATAAACCATATCACACACACTATAAAGGAGCGATGAATGATATGAATAAAAAATTTTATTTAACAAGGAGAACAAATATTTATGACGAAGGAAACAGAAAGACATGTAGCAAGAAGAACAATGGAACTTAAGAGAAAGAACAAGCTTGTATGCTATCCCAAGTTATCAGAAGCGGATTTCGGTGGTTGCGATTTAAATATTGCCAGTCGTATAGCTGCAGATTTTAAGTTTGACGAGACAAAAAAGAGAGAATGTATAACTAGAGATTATAATAAAAAGCTTAAGGCTTGTGAAGAAAGACAAAATTTAAAGGAGGAAGCAGTACATGCTTAGATACGAAATTATTGCTAATGTTGGTATTAGCGTAGACTTACATAATAATTACACAGTGGTTGCTTTAGCAAAATGGAATAAAGAGAAAGAATCTTACTTAGCCACTTTCTACATTAAACAGACAGATATTGACCATTTAGATCTTATGGATGACCAGATTGAAATAGAGTTTTCTTCTGAGATAAAAACAATCAAGAATGATTTAGTGAAATATATTGAAATGCTTATAGAAAGAGGAATTATTCAGAGATATATAGACAGATACAAATATGAGCTTGATTGTATTGATAGAGGAACTGCTATGTTTGAGTTAGAGAGAAATGTTAAGTAAATCAGATTATAGATATTTTAAAAAAGCTAAAATGGCTGCTACCATCTCGGATTATAAAAAAAACACATATAGGGTGTATAGCCGTTTACCAAGGAAATGTAATAGGAATTGGTTGTAATACAATTAAAACGCATCCTATTCAAAAATATTATAACAGATATAGAAATTCATGGAATAAGAATGGTATTAAACCGACTTTACATGCTGAAATCAATTGTCTTAATTCTATCCGTCATCTGGATATAAATTTCCAAAAAGTAAAATTATATATTTTTAGAACGAGACTAGACAGAGAATTTGGTATGTGTCGTCCATGTCCAAGTTGTATGGCAGCGATTAAAGATTTAGGGATAAAACATATTTACTATACAAGCAACGATGGATATTCCTATGAATGTATAAATTAAAAAGAGAGGTTATATGTATGTGCAACATTTGTGGCAATAATCCTTGTCTTACAAGATGTCCAAACTTTCATCAGAAATATAATTACTTATGTTGCTATTGTGGTGGGGGTATTTTAAGTGGACAAGATTATCTGAGAAATTCAGAAGGACAATATATACATAGAGACTGTATTCCATGTACTGATTATCTTATAGATTGGTTGGGATATCGTGTCGAAACAATGGACGAGGAGGATTATAAAGATGAGAATTATTGATAGACTGAGAATATTTTTTGATATTGATTACAGTTCAAATAAGGAATATTGGATTCCAATTAATGAGATTAAAATTAGAGAAGAATTTCTTGCTACTCCACCCAATTACAGAAAATTCAGGAAGAAAGAAAATACATTCATCAAGTATGGTGAACTGGGGAAGATTATAATTGACAGAAATTATGAATTGATAGACGGATATTGTTCGTATCTTATTTGCAAGAAATATGACATAGGTAAAGCTCCTGTGTGGTTTGAATAATTGTAAATAGAAATTTCATTTGGAGAATATATAAGTGGAGGTAAATTTATATGAATAATAATTTTGACAATGTTGAAGAAATGAAAGAATTGATCATAGATGAACTTTCGGAATGTGAATTTGACAGCAATTTCAGATGTGAAGAATGTTCTGAATTGGAGCAATGTTATTGCAAAGCATCTACAAAATCATCTCATGAATTCGCAGAGAGCTTAGATTATGGTGGATATGATTCTGAAAATGAATTTTGGGAGAATTTAGATTAAATATGGAGGTATAACTATTGGATAATACAGGAATTTACATACCATCTATTGATGCAAAGGATATTTATTTATCAGCACATTACATTGAGGAAAATCCAGAAGGATATAATTTAAAACTCAAAGATGGACAGTATAATTTACGAAAATTTATTAATACACTTGATTACAGTTTGGATCTTATAGAATTAAAAGATATTTATTATAGGAAATTTAGAAAACATGATTTTTCATTTAGAATTAAAAAGCACGATTATTCTGTGAATGTAATTAATCTCACATTTAAGTATTCCGTTAAAGAATGGAATCAGATGAACAAAAACACTTTTGTAAGACTTGGATATGATTACAGAGAACTTACATTTGAAGATGGAATTGCTAAAAATAGCGAAGGTGAAATTGTTGGGATTAAGACGAATGAAAAAATTGAAGATCCGATTGATATACCAAAACCATTTGTTAAAAAGCAGGTAAACATCTACGACAAAAAAGATAAATCTATTGTCAAAGAGATTCAAACTCAGTATCACAAAAAGGGTGAACCAAAGACTATAAAGACAAATGCAGAACTTAGAACTGAGTTGTATAAAGATGGATTTATATGTAATGGTATTAAATATTGTCGTATGAAACGTTCTACTGGTTCAGCAAGAGTTGGTAAATGTCTCTTTATCAGAGAAGATTTATATGAATCAATTTTAAAGTTCAGTTCAGGTAGTCTTAAATACAATCAAGGCGATCCAATTGACTTAGCTGCATATGAGGGATATATTGCTCTTCCATCTAGTAGTATTATTGATACAATTTCAATTAAACCAGAAAATATTCTTTTAATTGATGACTATGATAGCATATTTAATGAGGATGTAATCGAGACTCACGATGAAGATGGATGGCTTAAAACCACTGAAAAGAATTGTAAAATCACAAATACAATTTGGGATGGTCAGTCTCTTATGGATATATCATTATTTGGTGATTATTCAGAATATGGTATGCTTCTGCTTAGAAATCTAATGTTCAAGTCTTGTTGTTTTAACTGCAATATCCAACAATGGTTCAAAGATAATAATATAACAGATGTATCTCAGCTCAATGGTAAAACAAGAGCTACACGCATTGAAGATGTAAAGCTAATTACCACACCTAACAGTATTAAATATTTGAAATTTAGTACATGGGACGAATGGCTTGACCACTTATATTCTGATTTTGGTGTTGTAAAGCATGATAAGAAAACTCACTTCTTTGGTGGTCGTTTGGTACAGACTCATTATCAATTACTCAATACTCTTCAGATGTCAAAAGATGAAGTAAGGGAATTTTTGCAGGAATCACTCGACTTTGCACAAATGCTTAGAGATAGACCAGAAGTTGTGCGCTATTACATTAAATATCCTGATATTGATGAAATGTCACCTATGGATAAACCTATGAGTAGTAAGAATGATGTAGTTTATAACTTAATGTGTGTGAATGATAATTTTACAAAAACAAAATACTATCAAGAATTTCTTATTGACTTACTTCGTTCATATTACAAAAATCTCAAAAATGGACATATTTATGTAAATGGTAATTACTCTACTCTTCTTGGCAATCCAATAGAAATGCTACAACAATCAATCGGTAAGTTTGAAGGAAAAAGTCAAATTGGAATTGGCAACATACATAGTACACGTTTTGAATATAACAAAACTCTTCTTGCTAGTCGTTCACCTCATGTTACAATTGGAAACATTTGGCTTCCATATAATACGGAGAATAAATTGATAGATTGTTATCTTAATCTTACAAATGAGATTGTGTGTATTAATTCTATTGGAGAAAATGTATTGCAGAGACTATCGGGTGCTGATTTTGATAGTGATACAGTAATGTTAACAGATAATGAAAAACTCATTCGTGCAGCTAAAAGAAATTATCATATATTCAAAACACCAACATCGTTTGTTAGTTCAACAAAAGTTAAAAGATATTATACACCTGAACAACAGGCAGATCTTGATATTAAAACATCTGTAAATAAAATCGGTGAAATTGTTAATCTATCACAAGAATTAAATTCTTTACTTTGGGATAAGATGTATCATGGTGCTACTTATGATGATATTAAGGAATTGTATTATGATATATGTCAGTTAGATGTTATGTCTGGAATTGAAATTGATAAAGCAAAGAAAGAATTTATTATCAACAATGGTAAGGAGTTAGACAAGTTACGTGAAAAGTATGATGAGTTTGTGCGTGAATATGAAGAAAATGAAGAAGGCGAATTAGTAAGAGGCAAAAAGCGTATGCCACACTTCTTCTCTCATATCTCTAAACAAAAAGGATATTACAATCCCGACAAGAAACATTATTGTAAATGTCACACTTCGATGGATTATTTGCAGACTATTATTAATGGATTTAAAATTAAGAATCCTTATAAAAAGGATTGGCTTCCATTTGTATCTATATTAGATAACTCTTTATTTAGGACATCTAGTATAAATCAAAAACAGATAAATCGAATTTATAGTATTTTAAAGAAATACATAAATGAAAGGAAGAATATATTCGCCATTGATTCCGACTCAAAAGAAGAACGAAATGATAAAGCAAATAAGCTTAAAGTTGATTTAATTGCAGATATTGAATCAGAAACAATTGGTTTTTCAACATTATATCGTTTACTTTCTTCTCTTGAGGATAAAGAAAATTCTCAAATCAAAAATCTTTTATTAGAAGTTTTGTATCTTTGTGGTAATGATAGCTTTAATAAAGCTATTATCCAATCTAAAAATGAAATTCTCCAATTAGAAGGTAATGGATCTGATATTAAATTATTTAATATTGGGTTTAAAATTACAAAAAAACAAGTAAATTCGGAAATTGACAGCTAATTACAGTTCTCATATGAGAGCGAAATTAAAGTTACATAGGAGAGGGTAGTTTTCTACTTATTACTTTTATGATTACTGCCCTACTCTATTGTAAAATTCTATAAATGCGATTATAGCAAAGGAGGAATTACAATACAACAAGGAAAAAAATATTATAATCAAAATGATATTGCAAATGAAATTCGTAATAGGATTGATTGTTCATCAATAGATGTACTTCGTGTACTTAATTCGTTAGGTGATGTGGTAAAGGATAAATTTAGTGATAGTGATGAATATGTTGAATTAAAAATATTTCCTGGACTAAAAGTAACTTCAAGATATATACCACTTGAACAATCTAAATCTAATCTTAATTTAAAAAATAATTCTATTTTATCTATTACTTCAGTGTTCACTGATGATTTTCGTAAAAAAGTTAGAGAATTACATAATAATTTAGAATGAAATCAGCTTTTCTTAATATCCTGCCCTATAGGGGCATTACATAATATTAAAAGTTTATCTCATAAGCTAACCTCTCTTTCTTATATCGGTGGTTACATTATTTTGATAATGGTGTAATCACTGATATTATTCTGGTTTAGTTCAGTTGGTAGAACGCTTGCCTTGTAAGCAAGATGTCGTGAGTTCGAGTCTCTCAATCAGAACTATTCTGCTATTGCAGAAAATATAAAGTAAAGGTCGTGAATAATATAATACTTATTACTCAGAGAGAATCTGTAGAGTTACAGGAATTAGGTTATAAGTTTGGTAATGAAGAATTATTACATAAAAGCAAAAGTTCTCATCCAAAATATTACCTCACTGAAGATAAGAAAGCTCTAAAAGATTTATACAAGTTAAGAAAAAATTCAATCGTCAAATAGGCGAAATATATGAGGAAGGTGGTGTCTAAGCCATCGGAAAGAAAAAACATGAAATAACTATAGAAGTTGTTGGTGGAAATGCGGAAGATGTAACAGGTAGTGCTACTCTTATTAAAACACCAGAACATAGTTATTTATTTGAATGTGGCATGATTCAAGGTGAACATACTATATTGGAAAATTATAAAGCAAATATGAAATATATTCAAAGAATTAAACCACAAGAACTTGATTATATTATAATTGGACATCTTCACGCTGATCATATTGGTATGATTCCAACACTGTACGCTCGTGGAAAATGCAATGCAAAAATTGTTGTCCCAAAAGGTTCTACTTCTATCTTAAAAGAAATGTGGTTAGATAGTTCTTATATAAATTGCAGAGATATAGAAGTGTTAAACTTAAAGAATGACAGATGTTATGAACCATTCTATACAGAAGATATCGTATATAAAGCATTAAATTATGTTGTGGAAATTGATTCTGATAAAATTACCAATCTTTCTAATGAATTGGCAATTAGATATACAAATGCTGGACATATACTTTTATCTAAACAATGCGAGATATATATTAATGGGCATTCTCACACACGAAAAATTTTATTTACAAGTGATTTAGGAAATATTGCTACTCAAGATTCAAGAATATTTGTTGAAGATTTTCAACCAGTCACATCAAGTAATATTGTAATTGGTGAATGTACTTATGCAGCCAAAGGTAGACAATGTACCAAAGAAACTTACAAAAAAGATATAGAAAAAATCAAATCTGTTATAGAACAATATTGTGTTGATAATAATGCAAGAGTTCTTATTCCGTCATTTTCTCTTGACAGAACTCCATATATCTTATGGATTTTATATTCCCTATTTGGAAAAGATGAAAATTTTAAAATACCTATTTTAGTTGATAGTCCATTAGCAAATCGCCTTCTTGATTGTTACTCTTCCATTCTTGAAAATAGTAAAAAAGATTTATTTGATGAGATGATGTTTTGGAAAAATATCAAAAGAATTATTACACCTGAAGACAGTAAAGCTGCAATTTCTTCTAATGGAGCTAAAGTTATTTTAAGTAGTTCAGGAATGTTGACCGCAGGACGCAGTGTAAAATGGGTTCAGAGTGTTTTACCAAAAGAATCAGATTGTATTCTATTTATGGGATATGCAGGTGAAAATACTTTAGCATGGAAAATCAAGCATGAAAAAGAACACAAAACTATTAATATTAATGGAAAACCTTATAAAAATAAATGTCAGGTATATGATTTATGTTCTTTTAGTTCTCACATGCAACGAAATGATTTGATTAATTATTATAAAAGTATAAATTGTGAAAAAATATTTCTTGTTCATGGTGATTCCAATAAAATTGAATTTAAACATGATTTGGAAGATGCTATCTCTGATTGTTTAAAATCTACAAAAGTTGTTGCGGTGAACAAAGGGACAAAAATATCTTTATAAGAGGTATATGCCTATGAAAAAGTATATATTAGGATTTCTTACTGGTGTTTGCTTTCTTCCAATACTTGATTCTGTCACAGAGTTAATTCAAGTCGCATTGGAAGTTCCAAAGGGTAAATTAAGTAAGGAAGTCATGAAACTTAATAATGAAATTCAAGATATTCAAGCTGACTCAGAACAAGCTGGCACAAGTTGTATTGGTTTTGATGTACCTGAAGAAGTTGAATATTATGATGAAGACGATGATGAATAAGGAGAGTTTACTGCTCTCATATTTTAATTGAGAAAGGAAAATAAAGGAATGAGTAATTTTAGTTATAAGAAAACTACTACTACTTCTATGAAAGTTGCAGGTATCATTGACACAGATAATATGACCATTGATGTAGATGGCGAAGTAAAAAAGCTTGCAACATTATTTGCTGATTTCAATGGCGGTGGCGTTGAACTTAATGTAAAGATTAAGGAAGAAGATGAACTTGATGAGCCATCTGAATCTGAAGAATAAGAGAGTTGGTGAGTAATTGTATAATTTTAACAGATTAGAAAATGAAACACCTTTTGAATGGAAGCTGCGTTTGTGTAAAGCAAAGTTAAACAAAGATATTGACTTAGATTGGTCTGAAATTGCAGATACATTGGGACTTGATGTTTCAGCAGATCATTTAAGAAAGACAGCTTATGGGCTAATAGAATATGACAATTATATTCATGGATTTGAAGGAGTTGCTACTACTATTCTATCTGTAAGTGATATGCATGTTCCTTATCAGCTACCAATAAATCTTTTATCTGAATATGTTGGTAAGATTGATATTTTACAGATAAATGGCGATGTAGTGGATTGCCAGGCATTGTCAAAGTTCTCTAAACAGTACAGAATTTCCCCAATGGAAGAAATGATACAAGGTAGACAATACTTAATTGATTTAATTGAGTATATACATCCTAAGAAAGTTATATGCAATTATGGAAATCATGACCGCCGTTTTGCCAATTATTTTGCAAAAAATCTTGACACAGATATACTTGAATTACTTCCTGACACTTCATTGGAATTAATTTTTGTAGACGGTTTTAAGCATTATGATAAGAAAAGTAAGACTAAAATCGAATACAAGCCTTTAAAAGATGTATTTGAAGATATTAAAATTCAGTATATAGATGACTGGAAATGTAAGGTCGGAAAAACATGGTTTGTCCATCCGTTAGCCTTTAGACAGGGAATTTTATCTACTTGTGATAAAGCAAAGGATTATTTGCAAGATACAGACAAAGAAGGCTTCGATGCGGTTATTATGGCACATACTCATTCAGTTGGAGATTCTAAAAAAGGATATATACGTCTTATAGAACAAGGTGCTTTTTGCTATGTTGATAAGATGAATTATATGGATGGTAGATTATCAAAACCACAGAAAGAAGGTTTTGCTATAATTTGTCAAGATAAAGATGGTAATCTTATTGAAAATAAAACTAAAGTTGTCACATTGAATTGATGAATTACGAATTTCATAGCCCGTGTATGGCTTAGAATAATGCACAATTGTAAGTACGAGGGAGTGGACTCGATTGAGCCGCTACCCTCTTTTATATTATAAAAAATATTAAGGAAAATAAAGGAGAAAATTAAAAATGGTAAAGAACGAATTAGTAAGTGCAATCGCAGAAAGAATTGAAGGAGCTAAGAAAGGTGATATTGCTCTTATACTTGATACATACGCAGAGGTTATTACAGATACATTAAAGGCTGATGCTACAGAATCTGTTCCTGTAGGTAAACTTGGTAAGTTTAAGGTTAAGGATGTACCTGAGAGAACAGGCAAGATTATGTTAGGTGACAGAAAAGGTGAGGAATATATAACTCCTGCCCATCAGGAAATCACATTTAAGATGAATAAGTCAGCAAAGCAGCTTTAATTCTGAAGGGACGTGATTACTATAGATACAATAATTATAAATGATATACATGAATTAGCTGATTGGGCTAATTCAATGTATCATAATGTAGTTTCTTATGATAATTTAAACAGTATAGCAATTGTTGCCAAGTATTATGAAGCAAAGACATTAATCGAAACTCTTATTGCTGAAAGAGGTTTTGAAATTTCAAGTATTAAAGAACTCGGCGATTCTAATGTCAATGGATATACAGATGAATATATTATCACATTATTTGTTGGTGAAATTGGTTGTGAGCCTGCAAAAGATAATAATGGATATAAGGATATATGCGGAGAAGCCGTTTATGTTCTTGAGAATTGCAATTCTAAGATAATGTCGCATGTTTATGGTGAGAATATATTTGAAGTGTATATTGATAATATCAAAGATACTGATGATGACTACGATGGCGATTGTGAGAATTGCGATTGTTGTGGTAATGATACTTATTATTTTGATGTAAAATCTGGAACTTATGAGATTAATGGTAAAAAGGTATCTAAGAAAGAATTGTTAGATTATTTAGGTGAGAAAATTGATGAAATGTCTGAATGGAATAAGAGCTTTTCTTCTATACTTTCTGAATATGAAGCAATTCATAATAGTATTAAAAGAATCTATAAACTTGATGATTTGTTAAGATTTTAATTAGCAATATGTTGCGTATTAAGGCTTTATTTAGGCGTTAATTAGCAATATGTGGCTAGTTAATAATTAGAATCTTTGGAGTGTGTGGTGCATACTGCACACTCTTTTTGTATGGGTAGGTCGTATAGCGGCAATTACACCTGACTGTAAATCAGGCGCTTCGGCTTCGTTGGTTCGAGTCCAACCCTGCCCACTAATTTGATGTTTCTATGATGGAAACAGAGAATAAATATATGTGCTCATGATTGGTGTCATAGCTGATTATGGGATT